TACAAAAAAACACCCCCCCATATCGCAAGGGGGGCGCAGGCATGATAGGTGAGGTTGTTTAGATTTTAGTCTGCAAACTATTCTGGTAACTTAGTCCGATCAATGATTGTTGTGGGGAAAACAAAATTCCGATTTGCTATGTAACGCCGATCGCTCTTGACTCGCCGCATAAAATCAAGATGCTCTTCCCAGAGCCGACCAATCAGGCAACCCGCCCCGGCGTCGCTAATATCCTCAATCGGATAGTTATATGCCCAGTGTTGGTTTATACCAAACAAACCCCAATCAATCGCATCGCCTGTCCGCATCATGTCGCGGTTATAGTCCCTATGCACGGCGACTTCCTCAACCTGAACTAAAGCCTCATGGGGGCTTGAGTGGCCATGTAAACCGACTTGCCAAGCCGTGTATTGTCCAAACTTGATCCGAGCAGCCCCTGCGGGGTTCATAGGGTTATCAGTATAGTAAAATCCCGGCTCTGTGCTAGCAATATAAATGCCCTCAATCACTGGTCTAAATGCTTGGTCAAACGCAATAATAAGCCTAAGATCGTTAAAATAGTTGGGTCTATCGTCGTTTGTCCGTCCGTTAGTGTCTGCACCCTCAACATAAACTATGTTTTTCTCTCCTTTGTCCCGAAAAATTTTATACTTTTGTGTTTCCATATAGGCAACAATTCTTTCGGCAAAACTTTTTTCCTTTGATTGTGCTGTACTGACCATAATTTATCCTTTGGTAAACTGATTGTTTAATATATATCATACATATTTTGGGATAACAGGCATAAATAAATAAACACCCCGTTAGAAGTGTTTATTTTAGCTTGTGAGCGTTGTTAGATTGTTTTGTGGTAGATTCCTTAGATTAAACCCTCATAGGCTGTTCCCTCCACTAATCCGTCGTATATGGCATCAAGTTCAGCGACAGGCAGATCCCGAAAATTTGGGTAAACATCATACATATCAACTCCGGTGCGCTCCCAGTGGTCTAGCTCGTTGGCAGATGGCTGCTCGGGTGCTGGGTTAATACTTGAATCCATCACCCGGCATATTCCTTTACACGCGCATCAAAATTGTTTAGAGCCTTTTTAAAATCGCGGGTATAGTAACCAAACTCGAAAGAGTCTTGATCGGCGTTGTAAAAATGCGTTGCCCATTCTGGACTATCCCCGCCTTTTAATTGCCTTAATACCATGTAAGCGGGTACTGTGCAATACGCAAGTTTTTCGCACTTGATCACGGTGTTTGTTTTAATGGCTTCACTAAGTTGTGAATCATTAGCCTTTTTAACTTGCAGCGCTTCTAACTCTTCCTGTTTTTTGCAATAAGCCTCCTCTTTGAGAATACGGATAATTGCAATAGCAAGGTGAGATTTGTTGTTACAGATCCAATCTTGCCGAGTTTCATGCTCGATAGTTTCGCAGAGATGATCGTAATACCGCTGTAATTGGTCGGTAGTCTGAAAATGTTCTAAAGCGTAATGGTGCTTAAATTTAACGTCTGGTGTATTCCAGTATCCGGTTAAGATGGTGGCCCAACCCTCGATCGTCTCTAGACTAGGATAAACTTCGATGGTTGCTTGGGGGGCTTCCGAGCCTTGCTGTCTTGCACAAAAATTTTCCCAAGCTTTCGGGTTAATGTCGCCTGTAATTTTGACTGTGTATTCGATGTTGTTTTCGTTGGTAGTCATTTTGTAACCTTTTAAGGTGGTTTGCTATTTAACTCTATCTTACCTTATCTTACATTTCAGGACATTACTCAGACTTTACACAAGCTTTATAAATCTCACTAAAAAAATGTGCTGCCAACAAAACTTTAAGTATACAGTACAATTTTGTTAAAATCCGCACATTTCCGGATCTAGTTGAGTTAGGTTGTTAAACTATAAGTAGCTTTACAAAAACGATTGCTGTAGAGGATATCATGATCCATTCCATTGTTGAGTTGTTAAATGCTATTGTGAGCGCGTTTGAACGCTTGCTGGCTGCTATTAACACTCGAAAAAAGTTTTTTGTTTTCTTTTCTCTTAGTTTATTTTGTCTTTTGTTGTGGTTGATTTATCCAGCATCTCAAGAAATTTCCTCGGAATTTACTACCACTAGGATAGAGCGCGTTGATACGTGCTATCAGCAAAGTGTCAGATTAAACCGCCGAATTATAGCTGTACAGTATCCTATACCCGATGATTTAGTTAAGCAGGGAGCGGTGCAAGTATTGTCGGCAGTTGTAATTAAAGATTACCCGACAATTGAAAGATTTAACGCATTATGTCAGGGGCTAATTCGGGAATTATCAAATCGCGAAAATGATATCAGATGGTTTCAATACAATCCAGCACTAAAAGAAAAAGTGCAAGAGTTCTACAAAGATTTAGACAAGCCAAGTGCAGGGATTTTACATAAATCTGATATAGAAGCCCAAAAAAATCAATAATCAAATATTGATTTGATACTCAAAAACTCGCTGTGAGCGAGTTTTTTTTATGACTGAAATACTAAGATAGGGTGGTATAAGTAATTAGCTGACGGGGTGCGGCAAACACCCCGAGCGTACATCAGCAGCCAATTTACAGGAATAATCGGCATGAAAGAAATGATAGCACAGATAGTAAAAAAGGCAATAGCCTCAGAGCAAGAGGGTATTAAGTTCGGGATTGATTTTGATGAAGTTTGGGAAGTGTTAGGCTATCGGAACCGGAACCAAGCCGGCCGCCGTTTAATTGCCCAACTTATACACGGGTACGATTACATCAAGTATTTAACGCCATCTAGCAAGAAACAGCCTCAAAAATACCTTTTGAGCATTGAGGGGTTTAGAGCGCTCGCAATGGTGGCTAACACTTACCAGGGCCGCACCGTCCGCGAGTTTTTTGTTAACTTAGAGGTTGAAATCAAACAAGACCTCGAAAGGATTTACAAGCTCAACCTATCTTAAGCTCAACCTATCTTAAGCCCAACCTTAAAACCAGCACCGTCCGCTGGTTTTATTTTTGATTTGTGTTTAAGCACTCGTTTATAAATTGCCGCGCTGTTTCCTGTAATTTTATCCAGGTTAGCAAGTCAGCGGCGTTTAAGTTGTAAACGTACAAATTGTGACTCCTGCCTACATACACGCATTTAATTGACTCGGGAAGCCCCTGCATAGGTGTAAGTTTATATACTTGCACCATTGGCACTAAACCGAGCTTAACGCTAAAAGGATTGCTCTGTGCATTAGCGATCGCTTCCTCGGCTGTTGCCTTTAAATGTTCTAATTCCATTGCTGTCAAACCTCAAACTGTAAAAACATTAAAACACAAAAATCGAGGGTTAGCCGCGCTACCCTCGATTTTTGCCTTTAGACTTTGAGAAACACTACCAAATTTTAACAGGAGGCTGTTAAATCTGATATTGGATGAACCGTTAGAGCCGTTTGTTAATTAAAACTAGCCTTTTGAACAAATGCGCCGCAAGCAGTGACGATACTTGCGAGCGGTTGGAGAGCTACTACCAACCACATATAGATACTAACACAAACAAATCAGGTTAATTTGTAATATCATTTATTCTTATTTATTATCGAGTTCCAATAGGTAATTCTTGACAATTGTAATCGCTTGCCCAAACGCTAAACGCAAGGGCCCAGGCTCCATCATCCCTTTTATTTTTGTCGAGCGAGCCGAGCTTGCCCTCTTGTCTCCTAAAATCTCTTAAATGCTTGGCTATAGGGCTGGATCTAGGTGATGCTGTGTACTTGGGTATAGCAATCAGTCTATTCTCTAACAGCAGGCTTAAATTTGCTATTGTGTTGGGATAATCGGACTTTGCAACCTCTAAAACAGTTGCACCGGGATAGAGTTGCCGCAATCTGCGGGCGATGGCTTCCCCGCCGTCTGCTTGTTTTACAGCAATTGTATTAATAAAATAACTCTCTGCAACCATCGGAACCAAACCGATCGCCGTGTTTGCTGAGGGGTTTTTCTCGCTAGCACTAGAAATAACCGCACCGTCGCAATAACTAACAGCATGGGAATGTGTTTCTGAAACATACAAACCAATATAACAGCCCCTATTTCTAGGGGTTAATTCTAAGTTTTCAGCCTCAATAATAAACTCAGCCGGAAACACTTCGATCGCCGGATCGCAGAACACCATATTATATTCTCTTTCGGCGTCCATCATGTCAAGCTTATATTTGCGAGCCATACGCTCAACAAAATCATCCCACTGACTATAAATTGGATGACAGCGCCAATGTACAAAAACTTTGCAGCCGTCCGCTTCATCTGGAAACCAGTAAAAACCCGGTAGATCGTTGCTGTAAAGGTTTAAATTTCCTACTTCGCGGCAGATTTCCTCAATATCGCGACCGCCGTTATTTTCGCTGATATTGTCCCAATACCAACCCGATCGCGCTGATGGCGTTGATACTATAACAATTTTGGCATCCTCGCCCGTGAGTATTGTAGATGCTGTACTAGCTGCGTATATGCTAGCTATATTAGGATTGAATGCAGCCTCATCAAACACTGCAAAACATAAAGAATCCGCGCTTCTATTGCCTTCCTTACCGCTGTTATAAAACCGATATTCTGCACCGTTTAGCAGTCTGATTAATTTGTCGTTATCTATTTCTAATTCTAGCTTTGCTTCCCTTGCTAGCCAGGATGTGCGGGTTTTGATGGCGGTGGCGTCCCCATCGTTCCGCATAAAAAAACTGCTTTGATATGCAGGATTTTGCGAGCCTTTATGCAGCGCTCGCGCAATCATCATCTGTGTAGTGCCTAACTGTCGCGTTTTTAATACAGTAACAGGGCTGTATTTTTCTATTAGCCAGTCAAGCAGCACTTGATATTTATACGCTTGAAACTGCCGCATTTTGCCGCCGCTTCGCATTGTAATGCCCGAGCAAAAATCATCAAAAGTTTTAGGCACAATTAGCGCCGTTGACTTTTTCTTTTTCTGCTCAACCTTGCCTTTTAAGGCAGTAATTCTATGTGCGACATTATGCAGATTTCCTGACATCTTCCTCTAACTTTTTTAACAGCGGCAACTGTTCAACAACAGCAACCCCCGCGAGTTTTACTCCGATATTCAGTAACCCGTTGACTGCGGCTATTCTATCTTTATCTGACTCTGCATTGTGCATAATATCGCACAATACAACCACACCCTCAGAGATACCTTTTAAGGCATCTGCTAAAACTGATTCATACGTTATTTGCTCGCTATTGAGCGTTCTGCGGTTCCTTACCAACCGCATTTTATGCCGTTCCATTCTGACTCCTAAACTGTGGGCGGGAGCATCTCAAAATACAATTGTAACATCCCGAGATCGACTAAAAACACACCAACAGCAGACTTGATCCATATCAGCCAAGAGTTTTCGCTTTCGCCCTTGCGCCTCGGTTGGCTGATCGGCATCACCCGATCGCCCTCCCTCAACTTGCCAAAAGGTGTTTTAACTTCTAATTCGATCTCACGCCAATTTAAGCCATCCGGATCAGTTTCCGGCTCGTTGGTCAAATCTGGCGGCTCAACGGCTTCTAACACGTCACGCACGGGTGTTGTCAGCACTTCTGGCATCACCCAATTGAGACTAAACTCTTCATAGCGCCGGGCCACCGCGTCAGCGATCGCCACCCTAACAGGATTCTCCAACCAAACCCGATCGAGCGCGTACTCATTGAAGCGCTTGCCCTCAACTTGCTTCTGCTGACACGGGCCCAATTGCAGCCCTACCATGCCGAGCAATTTTCGCAGGTAAGTGATGCCATCATATTCGCCCTTGCGCTTCCCTTTTGTAAACTTGGGGACAAACAGCCCTAACACGTTGTACACTCGCGGCCTGTTCCCTAGCTTGACCAATTCCAAAATCTCAGGGCTGTTTTTGTGCCAAGTTTTATCAGGGTCTAAAAACCGCTCAAAATTGATGAATTGCAGGGCTTTAACCTTGAGGTGAGACGATGTGATATCAGGCAAGAAAATCGCTCGCTCAGTGGCTATTTTCGCCCAAAAATTGTGTTGCTTCTTATTTGCCAAATCGGGATTCTTGAACAGGTACAGCAACTCAGCCCCGGCTATCGCTTTAGGGTGATCGTACTTCAGAAACTTGATAAATTCTTTATTCCAAAACTCTGTCTCGTCTATACCCGGCAATAGCTTCTTATAGCCTGCCTTAATCAGTTTCACCCTATCTTCCCAAGTCGATGCCCACTTAGCATTTAAGTCCTCTGCCTGTTTCTCGGTTATATCTTCCGCATGGAAGATTTGAGCGGCAGTTGCGTCTTTCACCATTTCCCCAGCGGCTTTTAGTTCCGCTTCCGTTTTGGCATTTTCAAAATAAGCTGTCTGGTTTATCTCGTGGCCGGCTTCCTCTAAAGCAAATATTAAGCACTCTCTTAAATTCTCTTTCTCGAATGCTTCTTTTGCCCTGTATTTCAAAGCAAATAAGTTATTGACATCGTTGTGAGCTTCCTCAATGTACTGTAAGAAAGTCTCGCCTAACCAGTCCTTATTTAGGCGTAAATGCGAGATGTCCATCTCAGCTAACTCCAACAATTTGTTAGCTGCTGCGTTGATATTGTCTAAATTGTAATCTTTGTCGCTTCCCCTTAAAAAACTCTGCTTAGGCACACTTATGTGCCAGTTGCAATTAGGATCGCGGTTGCGCGCCATCATTTGCATCTGCTGATCGGTTGCCAGAATTCCTCTAAACAAGCCGTAACTATCAGAGAAATAGCCCGGTAAATTCATATCAACACCGCTTTCGGAAGTAGGCGAGCAGAGAAGATAATCGGGCAAATTTGCCTCAATCCACTTCTTGCAATTATCAAGGCAGAGTCTCGCCTCGCTTTTAGGATAAACCGTTTTAGAGTCTATTCTTAAACCTTTTTTACCAGCGTCAATTAATAGTAATTCAATTTGCTCGCCTAGTTTTTGGCTGTCAGTGAAAATAGTAATAGGCTGATTTGCACTAACAATAGGCGCAATAAAAGGCGATAATTTGGCACTGTCAAAGCTTCCCGATTTTGTGGGAGTTCCTAACAAAATTTCGACTTTTGCCCTCGGTCTTTTGCCGTTGTTTTTAAGCTTGACTATTTTCTTATTTGGCGCTTGTTTGCCCGCCCATTCTACCTGCCAGTCGGTAAGGTCGCCGCCTAATATAATTACCGACTCGCAAAGCGTAAATGCCTGTTTAAATATTTCTAAAGATTGTATGCGATCTTTCCGGTGTGTTGCACTGCAAGCAAGGTGCAGCGATACTGCTGGGAATTCGTCAATAATTAGAATCTTACCTTCAAACCATTCTGGGTTTGTAATTTTCTTTAAACTGTTTGTACACAATGCAAAACGAGATCCCGGATCTCTCAGCATTATGAGTAATTCCTCATTCAAATGCGTGAATGATGGAATTCTGCCTATAAAATTATAGATCAAGCTGTTACGTGCAAAGAAACCAAACGCGCCCTTGCCTTCATACGCACCGCCGGGTGCAAATAAATCCTCCAAATTTTTAGTTTTACCCGTCCCCAAACCAGCATTAACAGCCAGAATTGTGCCGGGTTCTGGCGCGTCAAACTTTACAAATTCACTGCTTTGTATAATGTCCGGCGTAAACTTCCGGCAGTTCTGCCAAGATTTCCACCCTTTCGGACGCTCAATCTCAGGAGGCTGTAACCGCACCACCGATCGCGCTTCTTTCACTTCTTTCGCTTGCTGTTGCGCTTCTTCCCTGCGATCGCGGCGCGGCGGTTGCACTACTAACTGCGATCGCGATCGCACTTCATCGGTTATCGGTGCGTTGGCTTCTGCAACGATCGCATCGAATTGATTTGGGGCGAGGTATGCGATTGCACTTAGATCGGCTAGCTCGTCAATATCATCATGCTCTTTTGTAACTTGACCCCACCAAGCAAAGGTCACGTTATACCCGTTATCTTGCAAGAATTTACGCTGACGCTGCAACCGCTTGATCACGTCTTTATTAACAACGTCCCCCGCGTCAACTGCCATTACCAGCATCCTTGTGCCGTACTTAGCGGCCAGATGCTCTAGAGTTCTCAGAGTGTTTTGGGGGCTGCTCGAAAACAGTCCCCCCGCCGCCCCCGCGACAGGTGCTCGCAATCGGTAGCTAGCCAGTGCGGGTTTAATTCCCGTACCCTCAGCCAACCAGATCCGATCCTGCTGCTCGGACTGCGAAAAATCCCAACAAGCGATCGGCTTCTCACCGTTCAAGTTGCTTGCATTGTTCCAACCAAACCAGCGATAACGGGATTCATCCTCGCCAGTAGTCCTGAGCCGCAACTGAGCACCGACGATCCGCCCTTGCTCATCAGGAAACGGGCAAAGGATACCCGGCCCCGAAACTTGCAGCCAACTGTTGCCGCCGCTCGCTACGCATCCCGGTAAATTGTCAGGATAGAGGCCGCTAATCACTTGAGACTTATCAACAGATATAAAACCTGTCAGCCTCAATAGTTCCTCAGTAAAGCCCCGATCGAGCAAGTTTTGACAGTCGCCGCTCGTCAAGACTAGGCGGCTAAAAATCTTTCTGTAGTGTTCGTCCCTCTCGCCGGCCGGCATCTCCATCGCGAGCGCTTCTTGTCGCTTGCGTTTTTCCTCTTGCTGGCGAGCGTCCAAATCGGCTTTACGCTTGGCTCGTTCCTCTGGGGTTATCTCCTGATCGTCAGCGATCGCCATCGTTGCCCAGATCGCGGCCTCAGCAGGTTTTAAACAAATCCAAATATTGTGATCTGTGCCGGGTATTTTCTCACCTTTGTTTAACGATCCCTGTTTTTTGCACAGCCAGAGTATTTGAGTGCCGCCAAGTAATTCTTTACAATCTTTATGGGCCCCGCACACAGGGCAGAGATTTTTTTTGCTGGCTAATTTATATTTGCTCATAATCGTTGACCTTGGGGGTTGCCAATCGATTCTCAGAGCCGCTATAATTTAAGGAATCATTCATTTTTTGTATGTTTTGGGTTCTTACCCGTTTTTGCGACTTGTTGCCCTTGCCGGGGCGATGATAAAAGTCTGACAGAAGCGGCTCTGAGAACTTTTTTTTGCCTACACTTAAAGGGAAACCCTCGAACACAGGCTCAACTCTCATTCTGGCTTAAGATTGAACAATACGCAACAAATCGATCGGGCCAACTTTCTCAAAACGGTTAAGAAATATGTATCGAAATTATCCTGATTTTCTGGAAGCCCCGGCTTGGGGTTGGTACACGGGCGAGGTGTTCGTTACAGAATGGCTAAGCACCATTCTCGATTTGACTCAAGAAAGCAATATCATCACGTCCCGGATCATCGCCCGGAACTTTCAAAGCTGCAACAAAATTAAGGAAGTAGTCAACAGGCACGTCTCGGCGCTCTCAGCCTCCCACTTATCCGAAGTCGATCCGCTTTTGAAAGACTTGTTACAGAAGTGGGAGAGGGAAAACTCGGGACTGTTCGGCCACCCGTTCGAGGAAGCGGCTACCAAAGCGAAAGTTGAGGGGCGGGCCTACTTGCGGCTATATTTCCAGAAAACTTATACATCCGAAACAAAAAAAGAAGCCTTAGAGGTACACTGTCCGCCCAAGCATAGTGTTCGAGCATATCGGAATAATGACAACACTTTATATAGGTTTGATTACGCTTATTATCAGGACGGCAGATCGTTAATCGAAAGACAGTATTTACAGAACGGTTTAACAGTTATTGAAACAGTAGACGGCGAGCGCGTAACGGAACAGTTAAAACTCGATCTAGGCGGCGGTTTCACTATAGTTGAGGTCAACTTGCCGCAACTTGTAACCGAGTCACTGAAAGAAAACCAGAACGCAATCAACTCAGCGCTTACGCTGTTAGTAAATAACCTGTTAAAAGGTGGGTGGGTGCAAAAATCTGTCCTCAACGCGCAACCTCCCGGCGAATGGGCTTATGATAGCCGAGGTAGGGCAAAATTTACGCCTAGACCGGAAGGACTACCAACAGGGGCGGGTGTGGTGCAGTTCATCCAGGGCTTACCGCTTAAAGACGAAAAACAGCAGATAACAAACTACACCAAACCAGAAGTAAAGATCGAAGAACCAAGCGATCCAGAAACCTTTTTAAACACTGTTAGCGGTTTTAGCTTGTCTATATACGAACAAACAAGCCAGACTTTTATACTAGGGTCTAATTTAGTTTTAAGCGGCATCAGTAGAGAGCAAAGCCGCTTTGATTTTGCTAATTTAGTTAGGAGCGATTCGCGCAAATTTAGTTACTATATTAGCGATTTATTGACTGTTGCTAACTATTTTTTAGGCGTAAAACAAAAAGTAGTTGTAAAGATTTTACCGCGCATCTATCAGGGCGATGAACACAAAAAATTAGTGTTAGAGGCTCGCGATCGCGGTTTGGTATCTCGCCGCACGGCTATTGAGCAATTGGGTTTTACAGCAGATATCGAGCGAGAGCTTGAGGAATTGAAGTTAGAGGCAAGTGAAGCCGCCGTGCTGGCACAACCCGCCAACTCCACAGGAACCGCGAACAAATCGCCAGAAACACCGCAACCCACAAATAAACTCAGCGATGCACCGATTGAAACGGGCAATCAGTCTGATGATAGACCGCCAGACAGTCGCGGCGGCTCCCTGATACCTATTTGATCGATTGCTAACCAGCAATAAAAAACCGCCCAAGCAGGGGCGGTTTTTTATTGCTTATTGGTAATTAAAACGGAATGTCAGTTTCGCCATCAGTTGCTGGTTTATCACCCTCAGCGGCTGATTTTTCGCCGTACAGCCGCGAGAATAGCTCGCCCGCGAATTGGTACTCGATCGGCACTTCCCCCGGCTTTAAAGCGCTGTTAGCCGTGCCTTTCTTGCCTTTAGATTTGGGCTTAGTCGCTTTAGGTGGCGGCGCGGCTTTCGCTTTAGGCGGCGGTGCGGCTTTCGACTTGGCCGGCTTGATTTCTGGCACTGGTTGCGGTTCGGGTGGCTTGACCTCTGGGGCCGGTTGCGGTTTGGGGTTTTCCTTTGCTAACCGGGCGTCACGCAACTCATAAAGCCTTCGGTTAAGGATTAGATCCGCTCGCTCTAAATCTGCGGGGGTACACTTGGGCCAGCGCTCCTTTAGCGGTAGGTCGCAGAAGCAATAATCGCACCAGTTAGACCAAAGTGATATTACGTCCGATTCGCAGTTTCTCAGCGGCGGCAGAGGGCAAGTTTGCCATTCTGGCGGCTCCCCCGTTTCTCGGGCTGTCTTGATGAAATCAAAGCGCTCTAGACATTTAATGCACTTCATCTTGACCCCCTGCCATGATGGTTATGAGCTTAGAAATCTCTGACCAAATCACCGGATCTCTGACCACAAAAAATCTGCTGCCTTCCCGGTGGTAATAGCAAATAATCCCAACAGCGGGCTTAACTGCTGCCTTTAAAACGTATTCCCGATCCTGCCAAGTCCAAGTCAAAGGGGGTGACACCGCCTCTATAGTGTCAGTATGTACGGTATACCATTTATTGTTTTTTCGGTCGATCTCAACAACCTTAATCGTGTAAACTTTCGGTTTGCCTTGTCCGTTGTTTGACATTATCTTACCCTATCTCGCTGTTTTCGAGTTTGCGTTCCCAATGCACCTCTCTATAGATTATGTGGCTGTTTCCGCTGTCATTTTCAAGCAGCATACAGATTTTAAAAGTTGTGCCGCTCCAAACATAAAAAAGAGGTGGTTTATGGTTCTCGAAACACCCTGAATTCAAACTCGCCTCAATTTCCTGTATGGTTTCCCAACTGTTACTAATCGGGCTGTAAGCTTGTAAGTCAATCACAATATCAGTTGTGTACTTCCAAACTAAATAGTAAAAAACACCCGCCCCTAATTCAGTTTTAGATAACTTGGAAAGTGTATCGTTAGCCAGTTTTAACCCTGTTTCTCCATAAAATACCGCTCGGGTTGCCAAATAATTTGGACTTTCGACTGATTCAAAAACTGGCACATTTGACAACTCAGGATCTCGACCGCTATAATTAACAATTCCTCGCAGTGCTGCGATAGTTGTTGTAAAAGTATCGCGTATCGGGTGCGGCCCTGTGCGGCTAATTTTCTCCACTACAATCAAATGTTTGATTCGAGAATCAGAAAAAGGCTCGCCCTTTAAATGTCTGTACGATTGAACAAACACAGAATATTCGTCAAGATTGCCGCTGATCATCCGATAAATGCGACCATTAATTAGCATTGTTTTGCCTCAACTTAATTTCACTCGGCACATAGATAATGTGACTAATTCCGCTATCATTAATCACTGAAGACTGATCGAACAAGATATTATCCCATCTGTACGTTAAAGGCGGTTTGCCGTCCTTGAAATCCTCCCTTTTGGCGTCGATCTGCTTGACTGTGTACCACTTCTTATTAAGCGAGTCATACATTCTTAACAGCAGCAGAATAGTGCTTTCAAAGTGCTGAATGATGTAATAATTTATGCTTTGAGCTAAAGCATAATCAGAGATGGCGGCCAGATCGTTTGTAGCTTGTTGGAAACCGTCAGCCCCAATATAAACGGCTCGTTTCGAGTGATACATTTGAGCATCGATCCGAGAAAATACCGGAATTTTTCGCAAGTCTGGGTTTGGGTGGATTGGGTCGCTGAGGCTAGCCAGCGATCCGAGTAGTTGGGGATGGTTGCCGCTGCTTACAACCTCGATAAAGGTTTTCAGGACAAAATTAGAATGCGGGGGTTGAGCTAAAAAATTATAGCCTTGAACCCTGACGCAATATTGAGCAGTACCGATCGTTACTGTCCTCGGCATCGATTGCGGTGTACAATGGTCAGACATGGGTTTAGCTTTCCTCTAAACTTGTGTATGCGGTGCGGGCTGGTGAGGGGTCGGTCGTGCGACCCTGCCTGCACACCTTATCTTACCACAAGATAACGGAAAATCGGGAATTAAATCGTTATTGTGCCTATACCTTCAATCCTTACAGTCACTCGCTCGCCTTCAAACTCGATTTTTTGCACTCTAATGCTTGATTGGTAACGCCCGATCGCGTTCATTATTTCACCTATGATTAAAGGCTTAGATTCATCCCTATAAGGTATGTATTGACTGATTGCTAAGCCGTAATTAGGATCGCCGGGTAAACTTCCTTTTTCGGTCATAAAAAGCACTTGCAACTGCTGCAAGATGTCATCAATTCCGGCTACTTCAGATCCTATCTGACCCAATTTAAACGCGCTCATATTGCCTCTTATATTCCGGGAATTCCGGGTATATCAATACCGAAACCTACAATCGAACCTCTGGCAATCTCTAACATATCATACCAGGTGAATTGTACAGGGCCGGCGCGTTTGGGCAACCATCTTATCTTACACTCGCAGCGCCAACCGTCAGAAGTGTTAAACCTGTGTACGGCTGACTCGATCTGATACTTGCCGTTGAAGCGGTTGCCGAGTATTTCAATATTGTTGAGTGCTACTAATTCGGGTCGCCCTATTGCTGTTAGCGTCCCCTTAATTTGTCCGTTGTTTACCCTAATCAATTTTTCCAATCCTGCATAAGCGGCATGGTAGGGGCTGACTACTGGAAATTTCATCTCGTGATCTAATCGGCGGCTAGAACGCAAAGAAATTAAATTATCAGTGAATACCCCCCAATCTTTCACATTTAGGGTTTTGTTTTCACCCAACCAATTGTAACTAACATCACAGCTAGCATAAGTGTTATAGCCTGTGTGTTCTAAATCGAGACTTTTATACTCGCTTCTGCTCATAGTTAAAATAGCAGGCACTGTTCTAAAATAGGCATCGCCCGCCATCACTAGCGAGCCGTTATCTATGGTGAAATTAAACCCCCACTGCTCGGCAAGCGTCCTTAAAAAATCTAAATCGCTTTGCTCTACTTGATTGGCATTTATAAACAATTCTGGCACTTGAATCTTTGGCGATAAGTTCAAACCTAAAGCCTTATCTCTCAGCAATACTTCCAACGAAACATTGTTAAAACTTAGATTCTTTTTTTCGTACATCCTGCCAATAATAGGCACAGATATCGCCCGGATCTCTAACGTGTCGTAAGCGTTGCCAATACGCTCTCTAACTGATTCTATTTGAAAATTGCCAGCATTGAGTGTTACGCTGTCACCCACATAGTAAAACTGACACTTGATGTATTGTAATGGTTTGGGTATCCATTCATTATTAAAAATATTTGGAGACGATCGAACTATAAGTCTTAGCGTTGAGGTATTGTTGCCTTCGTTGTTATATTCAATATCTATTTTGTCGGATTCTATGTTATAGATTCGATCGAATACATCGGCATTAGAATTATTTTGCTCTACTGTTATCGTGTAACGTTCCTCTATTGTAAGTTTTACGCTCGGTTTTAATATGTTATTTGTTAGCATTATGATGTGTATTCAATTGTTAGTATAAAAGGTCTGCTGAGAATCGAACCTGAATTGCTCGCATCGTTAATAACATTAATTGACGTTCCGCTGATGTTGATAGTGCTGGCAAAACCTGCCTGTTTTCCCATAATAGGCACAGAGGGTAAATTATCAGCCAAAGGAAAGGCGGACGCCGTGTAAAAAATATTGCCGCTAACCGACCTAATTTTAGTAGCGTTGACGCCGTGAGTAACGCTAACCTGTTGCCCTTGTCCGGCGTTTGTTATGCCTTGTACTGTCTTTTTCTTAATAGAATCATCCCCAAGTCTGGTAAACCCTGTAAAATGTTTGTTACCGTTAATTGTCTCATCAACGCTATCTTTACTGACTGCGTTTAGAGTTGTCAAAGTTGGATAGTCTAAGTATTGCGGGTTTACCTTTCCGCTTGTCATTGATGGTATGGTAGTACCAATTTGATTAGAGAGTATGTAGTTGTTTAATGCAGTATTTAAATTACTTGTTGTGACATACCCGCTCAAAGTTGTGTTAAATGTGTTTGTAGTGACCAAATTAGAAATACCTGTATTGTATGTGCTTGTAGTGACATAATTAGCAATTGTATTATTTAACGCGGTTGTGGTGACAAAATTAGCTATCGCAGTGTTTAACGCGGTTGTAGTGACAAAATTAGCTATTGCGCTATTTAACGCGGTTGTAGTGACAAAATTAGCTATTGCGCTATTTAACGCGGTTGTGGTGACAAAATTAGCTATTGAACTGTTAAAAGTTGCTGTTGAAACAGCCCCCAAGCTTGTCAGTGTTGGGTAAGCGGGTAGCCGCGCTAACGGGACAAGGCCGGCTTCTAACGGCGCAACTGTAACGCCAATTGCTGACATCGGTATATAATCACCTGCGACCGGGCCCGAAGGCACGGCCGGCGCTCTGGGTACATCTGGCGGCAGTCCCAGAAATTGGCCGCCATCTTCTCTCGCTGGGTTGGCGGCGGTAAGCGGTCGCCTCAGTGCGTTTAAATCCGGGATATTAACAGTCAAGCCGGCCGACAGCACCAACTGATCGGCTAACTCTGGGTTGGCATCAGCGATCGCCCATCCTAGCTCGGGTAAATTGTAAACTCTCAGAGCGATCGTGTCCCAGCGGTCAAACGGTGCTGTTTTTACCTGCATAAAAATACCGATTTTACTCTATCCGGCTCGTCACTATACATCATATCAAGCCTTACCACTTGCTCGCGGGTTAGCCGGGAATCTATCAAAATTACCTCTGAGGGTGAATTGTGAATCAAGTTTTCGTTTTTAGTAAAAACTGTTTTAAAATCTTCCGAAAAAATCTCGTTGATTAAAACAGTCAGCGACCAACCGCGCAAAGCAATTAAATGTGCAGGAATTACCGCTGTTGTAGGGTTTAAAGTGTTACTGGGGACGTGCCAAGCTCGATCGTAAATAATGTTAATTGTGTATACCATTCTATTTTTTTAACCAATTCAATACACCCTGAGAAAGTCCAGATACTCCAGCCTCGGCAGTCCTTCTGACTGTTGGTGGCGGTTCGTATGGGGGATAATTACCAACCCACAAAAACGCCCCTTGCTCTTTAAATGTAACTCGCAATTTTATATAATCTATACTGCTGTCGATCGCGTGTATAATTTCCTCGACATTAGCAGTTATTAACCAGTATCCCAGAGGTTTGCCCGCTACGGTTAACAGTTGCGGCTCGCGGCTCTCTGCGAGCATTTCCCACGCATCCCGCTCTTGGTCTGCTGTCGGCCCTACCAGACTCAACTCAAGCTCAAAATCCTTAAGTTTGCGGCTGACAAGTTGCAGCGACGGGATGCCCAAACTGACATCAGCCTCGGCTACTGGCCAAAATCCCGATTTTCGCGAGGTTGTAGCGCGGTGGATTGTTAGCGGCCCATAGTAGCCAAACATGATTTAACCCTCGCTAAATAACTTAATAACTACAAATCAGCCCTTAAATAGCGGCTGATTTATTTACTAATATTATCAAAATTTTAAGCTCGCAGTGAGTGACCCATCTCTGCGAGCTTTGATACAACTTGCCCAAGTTAAAACTTATACCCGATCCGTTTGATTTAATTCACCGTGCATTAACCTCCTGATAATTGTTTGTGGTTATGTTATCTTAGTTTAAGACAGGCAGAGCCTTAGACCTCTCGCCCGCCTTTACCGTACTCTCGATCGACAAATCAACAAAATGAATATAACACGCATTACAGCAACGCGCAACCCAATCGCACCCGATCCGAATTACCCGGATTTTCCTTTTACTGTAGAGCAATTAACCAAAGTTTGCAATTATTCCAGCCGAGCTTATACCCGCAAGCTTGTTGAGGCAAAATACATCGAGGGCTTAGATTATATCGTCATCGAAAACAAAATGCGGATAAGCACCCGGTGTTTGACTTTTGCCCTGACGCTGTGCCGCTCAAAACCCGGCGTCAATTACACCATTTACCCCCAGATCGGCCCGATGGTTCCGCACTTGCGAGAGCTAGCTAAATTAAAGCTAGCAATGAAGGCAGAACGCCGCCGATCGCGCCAAAACACAGGCTACCCCCAGCAGTTGCAATTAGAACTTAACGTGCTATAATCTGTTCTCGATCTCAAACACTTGTCCGAGCCGCTCCTGTCAAGCGGTCTTTTTTTTGCAAACTTTCCAGACTGTTTAAGATAGGGTGGTATAGTGTAGTAAGCAAACCACCTTAACCGCTTAAACATTATGGGATCTGATTTTTTTAACAACACAACCACCGCCGAACTCTGGGCCCGCTTGACAGCCGAGCAAGTATTTCAAACTGAAAACGATCCGTTTTTTAAGGATCTGCCGTCGCAGGCAACTAAAGCCGTGGCGTGTCTGGTTTTTGAAGCTTTGAGGGAGTGCGGTCAGGGTCGTTTAGTCGATCGTGTAAAGTTTGAAAACGGCGAGTTTTACATCCCCAATAACCCCAACCCCTGCGGGTTGATGGAGCCTCTGAAAGAGTGCAGCCAGTATCAAACCCTACCCCAGCATTTAGCCGACTTGGCAGACTGGATGGTAAATTAAACTTATAAGCCATAAGCAAACCGCCTTGAGAGGGGCGGTTTTTTATTGCCTATCTTACCCTATCTTGCTAGAACTGACCCCGGCTAAATTGCTCTTGAGTGCGTTTGAAAAAATCAAAGAACTGACGATCGCGTTTTTCTAGCTCTGCTATTAAATCTTTACCGTCCCCTGTCGAGATTGTGTACTGGGGAGCAAAAGTATTGGTAACGGTATTGTTACCGCCCCCGCTGCTGTTGTCAACGCTTAACCCTTCAAACTTTGACGGCGGGTTCAACACTTCCTCAAACTTGCTCTGTATCGCCCCGCCGTCAATACCTTTGAGAAATTCTTGAGTCAAGCCAAAACCCGTTTGATCCAAATCGGCAAGCGGCCCCCGTTCTGCGGGCGATCTGGGTAAATAGTCGCTTATCGTCTGAGCTAGACCCGCCGCTGCTAGCTCTGCCTGTGGCCGGCTTTCATTTATGCCCTGTGCCAATCCTGACGAGATAGCTCGCCCGCTGCTGTTGCTAGACCTTACCAGCGGCACAATATTATTCTTTTCTACCGCGCTCGCAGTGGCGGCCAAGTCAGCGCTCGGAGTAGTGGGGGCGGCGCGGCGGGTAAACTTGCTGATGGTGTTTGTTGGGCTTAAATCTGCTGCTGCGGGTGTAGGCGGCACAATAAGCGGCTCTTGTGCGGGTGTAGGCGGCGGCGCGGTTACTTCTGATTGATTCCCTGCCAACGATGCCGCACCCACCGTCCCGGCGACACTAGCAGCCACAGGGCCGATCAATTTGCTAGCGGGGGATGATGCCAGCTTTGAAGCGCCGCTAAACATATTGCCGATCAGCCCTTGCGCTTGCCTGATTGCGCCGTCTGCCGTTTTTCCGATTGTGGATACAATGCCTGTTTTGGCACTGGCGGCAGGTGTTCCAAAATTTGTTAAAGCATTTTTAGTTACTCCGGCGGCTTTCTGGACTTTAGACCAAGCGCCCCCCATATTTGCGGCGGCGCTGTTGGTAACAGTACCGACGCGAGCCACAGAACCCGCGATGGTGTTGCCGGCCTTGCTGAAAGCCCCGGCGATACCGCTGCCTGCCGAGTTAGCCGCCGCGCTTAGGGATTGAGTACCTTTGATGGCACTGCCGAGCGCTTGCCCGATAGAAGCCCCGGCATCTTTAGCAATACCGTTTACAGCGCCGATCGACTTAATCGCTCCCCCGATGCCAGTACCCGCAATTTGACCGATACCTTGTGCCGCAGTGTTGCCAGCTTGAAAAGTACGGATACCCGTACCGATCGCGCCGCCCGCGACACCGCCAACGCCCCGCGAGATTTGATTGCCTTTTTCAACAAACCCACCAACAGCCCCGCCAACCTTACCGACGCCGCCCGCAACTTTACCGACCGCCCCGGCTACTGTTTTGGTTGCGTTGAACAAGCCACCAACAGCGCCGCCCAACCCGCCCGCAACTTTAGACACAGCAAAGGCAACACCGCCCAACCCTAAAGCACCCGCCCCCAGCATCAGAGCATTTTTGAGCATCCCACCGCCGCCAGAGCTAGCAGGAGGGGGCGGCGGCGGTGCGGCGGCTGCTGCCTCAGCCTCAGCTTTCGCCTTAGCTTCTGCGGCGGCTGCTGCCTTTTGTGCGGCTTCTGCCTGAATCCCTGCGACTTGTTGGGCTGTAGCCACTTGTTGCGCTGCGACTTGTTGCGCGGCTGCTGCTTGTTGAGCGCCTACCTGTTGGGCTGTAGCCACTTGTTGAGCGCCGATCGCTTGTGCGGCTGCAATATCAGTTGCTGCCATCTGCGATCGCGCCGCGAGCATGATTTGAGCTTGGGCTGCTGTTGCCGCTACTTGTTGCGCCGTGACCGCCCGCGTTTTCTCTGTCTCGACTGCCGCACCCGCTCTTTGAGCTGCTAGTTGCGCCGCTAACTGTTGGTTGGCGAGTTGATTTGATGCCTGTTGTGCTAACAGTTTACCCGCCGCTATTTTGTCGGCTGTTGCAATTTCAGCGGCTTGATTTGTGCGCTGTACGTTGGCTAATTCTTGCGCGTTGGCTATTTGCGCCGCGCCTAACTGTTGGGCTGCTTGCTGTTGAATTGCTGCCACTTCTGCGGCGTTTTGCTGCTCAGTTTTCTCCTGATTTAAAACGTTTTTTGCTGCTATGCCCGCACCGATTGCAGTGGCGGCACTAACTACTTTTTCGCCCAAACTTGCGTTACTATCAGTTAATTTTTGAACAGCAACGACAGCAGCCCCCAGGGCTGCAACTAGCATCGCAATTTGGGGCAAACTTAAATTCTGTTTTTCTGCGGGTTTTTCTTCCGGTTTTGGTGTTTCTACATTAACCGGAATTTGTGTTTGTACTGGTTTTTCTGGTGTTGGTGTTGGTGTTGGTGTTTCTGTATCTAATTTTTCGGTCGGTTTTTTTATTTTGCCCTTGTTTACATCTTCTGGACAAATGCAGACAGGAATACAAATATCTAGTTTTTCAACTAAACTTTTTAACTTAGTTTCAAATCCGGTGCAAATTTCAGGGCATATACATATAGGCAAACACTTCTTAACGGTTGGTAGCTCTCCGACCTCTGGCGGCTTGATACCTTGCGCCGCGTCTCCCATTCCTAACAGCCGCTGGTTGCCCTTAGCTAGCCAGTTCAAGAATTTTGAGATAGGGTTGCCAATACCTAAGAATTGGTTGCTGAGCGCGGCAACGATGGGTATCCCGGCACTAAAGAAGCCCCAAGCTTTAGCCAGTGCTGACAGTCCGAGCAGGAGGGGCCCGATCGAGATAGCTAAGCCTGCCAGTGCCGAGCCAAGCCTGACTATGTTGGGGTGTTTGGCGGCGAATTCTGTTGTTTTGTTGATAATTGGGGTCAAAAACGCAGCAAAGGCTTTAATTCCTGGTAGTAAAGCCGTTCCTATTTCAATTGCTAATTCGTGAAAAGAATTAGTTAACAACTGCATTTTTGATTCGGTTGTGTCTAGCTGTGTAGCAAACACCTCATTGTATCGATTGACATTTTGCTGGTCGTTTGCAACGCTACCCAAAGCGCTGTTAAAAACTTCCATTCTGTCAAGAAATACCCCAACATTATCGGAATGTTCAGCGCCAAACATCAACCCGATTGCTTGCGCTCTAGCTTGCGGATCTAATTTATCAACAGCTTGACCTAAAGCAAAAATTGCCTGTACCCCGTTTTTCGAGGTCATGTTTTGCAATTCTTGCCCGCTCATACCAATCATTGCTAACCCCTTTTGGAAGCGAGCCGATTGTATTTCTGCGGTAGTCATGCGACTCAAAAGTGCATTGATAGCAGTGGCTGCAACATTTGGCGCCATACCCAAACTAACAAAAGAAGCGCCTAGAGCCGCGCTGTCTTTAGCTGTTAAATTAGCTTGCCGACTGAGTGCAGCAGTCCGCATAATTACGTTTAAAATCTCAGCCTCGGAGGCTACAGAACTATCACCTAAAACATTAATTGCTGCGGCTAGTTTGGGTATTTCTTTAGTAGACATTCCGTAAACGTTGGCTAATCTACCAAACGCCAAACCCGCTTTATCTGTATCAACTGCGAGTGCAACGGATGCTTTTGAAATGTCTTTAATATAGGCTGGTATATCGTTCATTGCGATGCCGCTTTGTCCCGCAGCAACGCCTATCTCGGTTAATTCCTGTGTGGTGAGGGGAATTGTTCGAGAGAGTTTTTTAATCTCGTTACCTAGCTCGGCAGTTTGTACCGCGCCTAACCCGGTCGTTTTCCGCACTTCGGCCATTCCTGACTCGAATTCGATCGCGGCGTTCTTACTGGCTTTTAAACCCTTAGCCAGAGGTTCTGTGAAGTCCGAGGCAAGCTGTCCCAATTCGCCCAGAGTATCGCCCGTCCGCGAGAGTCTAGCTGCCATTGATTCACTACTGTCCATAACGTTAGAAAACGTTTGGCTCGCTTCATCAATAGCAGTTATAAAAATCTTTACTCGCGATTCGGCCATCTAAAATTTATTGGCTTATAATTGGGCATGACCATGAAGCACGAGCCGCCCGTTTCGACTAACGCGGGCGGCTTTTATTTTTGATGTTTTTGGGCTGCAATTTCTTTCTCGATTAGGTTAACGGCTGTAGATACCCATTTTTGAAATTCATCGCAATCCATATCCTTTATGTCTGAGTACGTCCACTTCGTGAACCGCGTATAGCAAAGGATGTCTTCTCTGGTAGGGATTGCGTTAACAAAAAATTTATTTTATTTGACAGTAATACTGTCACCTCAAAATTTAATACTTCTTCAAACATCTCCATTGTGATTGGCTCGCCGTTTAGCGTTATTCGTTCAGTTATTAGCCATTTATTTAGCTCGATTCCCGATGGATCTTCCGAACTTTTAGACTGTACTTCAATGCCTTTTTCTACGCTTAATTTCTTAACGCGGAAGCGTTGCCCTGTCTCTACTACTTCAAAGTGCCAGCTAGTTTCGAGACTGTTTTTTTGGTCTAAAAAATTAACAGTCAAATCGACCGTCATTAATCCGCCAACGGCTCCGGCAAGCTGTTCGCCTCCCATAAAAGACACGTCCTCTAAACCTAGCGGCCGTTTTTTACCGTCCGGCTCTAACAGTTCGTAGACTTGGCACAATAACCAGACTTGTGCCTCATAGACGGCTCGCATCGTTTCGGCTGGTGTTTTTGCTTCTCTTTTCTTGTTTTTTAAGATGGTTTGGTAGTCGTAAAAAATACTACCCGGTACAAACTGTTTAAGTACCGCTTCCCCTATTTCTTCATCTTCTAAACCGTCAATTTCTGGGATGATAGCTGCTTGATTGTCTATTACCTCAATTGCTGTTTCTGTAGGTGTTTCTGTTGTGTGTGCGGGTGCGGGTGCTGTTGCTGTTTTTGGTTTAGTCGTTGTTGTTGTCATGATTTAACCTTGTTTATCCTACTAAGTTGTACACGAGCGATTCGTTCTCAGTCTTGATGGTTATGTATTCAGCACTAAACGTATAGTCAGTGCTTTGCGCCGCTCCGGCTTCTAATGAAAGCAAATCGCCTTCAATAAACCGCCCAAACACAATAAACTGCACGTTTTTTCGGTCGTTGCTTCCCTGTTCTTGCTTTTTAGCTTGTATCAGAAAAGTGACGTATTTACTAAATACTCGGTTGTTTTCATCCCTTCCCAAAATTGCTTTTAAGAATTGAACTGTCCATGATGTGATGTTCATTTCTAAGCGGGTAGGTTCCGGGCCCATAACCTGCGTGTAACTCCCGTTAGTCCCTAGAAACTTAATGTCTTCGGTAGACATCGAAAAAGGGATTGTAACATTTGATGCGTACAAAGGGACGTGAATCTGTGCCGCGTTAGCAAAATTTCCACTTTGCGGATCGACGCTAGCTTCATTTACTAGGTAAATTTCTGCTGTACTTAAAAACTCGCGAGGCATCCTTTAAACTCCTTTTAATGGCTTAAATTACAAACTCTAAAACAGTCACAATGATATCGAGCGCATCAGGTACTCTAATCTCTAATTTAAAAGCAAGCAACCGCTTAGTTAAATCAGAATCTTCTCGTAGCCAAGTAATATTTGCGCCGTCTATGTTTTGATTGTTTCTGAGTTTTTGAGATACGCTTGCCTCGATCGTTGCACTCGCTCCATCCCAATTTACACCCAACCTTTGACCGTTAAATCGGCTCAATTCTTGATTTAGTTGGTTGTATACCGAGTCAATTATTCGGATAATGTGAATTCGATCGAGTCCGTATTTCTCAACAGCAACCTCGGGATAAGAGCCGTTAAAGTGACCCCAGATAACAATGTCTAAACCGTTCCGATTGAGGTGAGTAACAATGCCAGCTTTATTTAAACGGCTGTTATCCGCGTTTTCATCGCTTGGCGAGGTTAGTAGCGGCGTTTTCCAACCTATAACCCCCCTCAATGGGTTATTTGTTGGCGCTTTCCATTCTGGTGCAATTGCCATTGCACAAGCTACGTGAATCGAAAACCATTGCTCGCCTTTCTCTGTAATCGGGTTTGGGTAACACAATATTGCCCGCGTGTCTCTTGTTGCAAAATGTGCGACGGGAGCGGCGGCAGAATTCCGACCCGCCAAAACTTCGTCTATTGTTGCACTTGCTGGTGCGTCCAAGCAGTAAACAGCCCGCAATTTAGCGCCAATTTCTTTTAATTTGTCGGCTACTGTTGGCAATTGCGAGTATCCAGGGGTAATGATTATGCTGATATTAGTATTAGTAATATCAAGAAATTCAGCCTCGATAAGCGCTTCTAAACCCTCTCGCTTTCCGGTCGTTGCGTTTACCCCTCCAACAATGTTAGGGGCGGTTACAGCCACAAAATCTGGTCTATTGTAGTTAACTAAAACCTGATCCGTCCTGGGAATTGCCGTCCCTTTTCTGGTAATTATTCCCGTAAAATTATTTACGGTGTAATCAGTTCCGGCTACATAAGTGGTAGTACCACTCGCGTTTTTGACCACTAATCCAGTTATTGAGGCATGGGGTAATTGTATTCTGTCCTGAGCGTCAAAACTGCGTAAATTAGGCGCAACAGCAGCAACCGCCGCCGCTGCTACGTTAACAACTATAAAGCTTATTTGCCCGTATTTTTCGTAAGCACAGGCTAAAGCTTCGGGAATTGTTGCACCCGGTGTTGGCATTCCAAATTGGGTAATAGCTTGCGTTGAAGTTTTTATTAGTGTTGGCTTATTAAGGTTGAACCCTTCGGCAGCCGTGCCGACAATTGCTATAACAGCATTGCTGTCACTAATATTAATTCTGCGCCCTTCTTCATAAGCTAAACCTGTGGCTATTGTCATTTTGTTTTATCCCTTAGTTGACGTTTTGGACTGTGATTTTGATTTGGTTTGCCCTGACTCATTTTGTTCGCTTAATTGCACTTCCATAGTGTTTACATTTGTCAATAAACCCAGTGCAATTAAACGTTTAAAATATGGTTCTTTTTCGGCGTCTTCATCCAAATCTATACTCGAATCAGGGTTAAGATCGTAAGTTTTGCCCTGTATAAAAACAGAATCGTGCAATTTATCGCGATAGATATAAACAGTCACATTAACCCCCAATTGTAAACTTAACTTGTCGAATTTCAGCAGTATCGAGCGTCGGTGTTTCCTCCCTTATGTAATCGAAATGATCCCAGAATGAAAACGTGATTTCTTTCTGCCATTCCCCCTCCTCTGGTGGCAGCAGTTGCGCTTGTCTGATTTTTAATTCGCTAGCAGCGGAAGGCAGCAGAAAACCGAGCAGGAGTTTGCGGGTTTCATCTTCTACCCAATCAACTGCCGCCTTTCTGATAAAGGCCGGCGTAGGCGGTACGGGCGGCGGTTGGTCTTCATAGCGATCGGCTAGCCTGATGATGACTGTGGCGTCAATTTCAACCTCTTGAGAACCCATCGACACCTTACCGCCCCGATAGGAGTGACCGACAATCACCCGCAGGCTTCCCGGATACCTCTGAGTGTATTTAGCCGCCTCCCGAGGTAAAGATGCGATCGGGATGTTTCCTTGCGCTAAAATCGCCCGCAGAGGCGCTAATCTTTCGGAAATATCTACCTCATATTCTGAGAATGTTTTCATCGCTTGCGCCCCATAATGTAGCGGCGCGTCAGCCCCGCTATCTCGTTTTTATCTTCTGCACTTAGCCCCAAAATTTCTCTCTGCGGCATCCCGTCCAACCCCTGATCGTGTTTGTCGAATACCTTAGAACTCGACATTACACTTAGGCTGTTTTTATCTAGGCTAAAGGTAAAACTGTCCCTAAGCTCGCCAGTTTTTACTAGGATAGATCCGCCCTGTTTAACTTTCAAATAATCAGAGCTTAATTGCTGCCACGGTCGCCCGTCCGGATCTACTTCTTGGGCAAATTGTCGAGCAATTTTTACCTCAAGTAAATTGCGAGTAGCTCGCAGGGGCCCCGAAAAATCGGAAGCGCGACCAACGAGGCCCGCCGTCATCTTTCGTAGATCCGAATTGTCAACAGTTAGCTTTATTCGGCTTTTAGACATTCAATTTACCCCCGATAAACTCTAACTGAATCACTCGCCCTAAGTGGCGGTTGTACGGCTTTAAATAGCCTTTACCTATCGACACTAACCGAGCTTTGCCAGATACGCCGTTAATTATGGCATCCCCTGAAATTTCCCCCTCAGCGTTGGATATCTCGCGTTGTAACACCTCTAAAGCGTTCGCAGGTTCAATGATGTTGCCTTCGTAAATGTCAAAGCTTGCAACCTTATCTAACTTTTGAATAACCTTGTTAATTCTGGGTTTTTTGTACAGAATTGTTTTAACTGTTAGCTCGGTTGTGGCATAAATTGGATTACCTCTCGAATCTGTCCCGGTAGGGGTTCCGTTGATTTTAAATTTGATTGTGCTATGTTCAAAAGTCTCCGGTTGAAAATAACCGGGTATAGATTTCATAGTTGATACAATCAAACTATCTAAGTAGGTGTCACTCATGCCTGTAACCTTTGCTAACTTTAAGGTCAAATATCCGACTTTTGGAACCTTGCCAGAAACACAATTTAACCTGCATTTACCCGATGCAATAGCAGCAGTAGAGGACTATAACTGGCAGTTGCTCGGGCCCCGCTGGCAAATTTTTAAAGACAAAGCGATCGAACTGTTGCTCGCTTGCACCCTATCGAGTGCTAACCCTGAATTTTTAGGCGCGGCCGGCTTGAAATCGTTTGAGGTACGCGAGGCGGGTTACAAAGTCGAATACAAGGGAGATAAGGAAGCGTCAAAGGTGGTTAATCCTTATTGCGCCGAATATCAGCAGCTAATAGACAAATTAGAAGGATTGACGCCGGATAGCAGCCGATTGCCAGCTAACACCAAAGGGGTGTTAAAACAATTTTTTTGGTAGTTAAAACAAATTACCCAAAGTGCTAATTAATTACTAATAGCTAATAAGGGTAATTATTTGCTGTTTTTCTTGTTGTTTCCTACCGCAGATTTTGGCGGCGTTTCTGTCTCAGCTTGTATTTGCTCAACAGCAAGAATATGATCGGGATTAATTAAATCCATGTCTTCTTCCTTAAAAGGATAGACTGATCCTTGCTCGTAAATTACGCCGTGTACCATAAAGGTAGTCAAACAGCGAAAATTAGCAGTTTTTGGCTCGGTTGCTTCTTCTGCTTGTTCTGCTGTATCTTGCAATTCTTCCTCTGTTTTCATAGCGTTTATGGCGTGGGTTTGGGTACTTTTAAGATAGCTATCGGATTGCCCATTGCTAGCACTTCCGCTTCAATTACTGGCAAGCCTGTGGCGACTATTTCCCCATATATTGAGTATGGGTATTTTTCATCGCGCACAATCAATTTGGGAACCTTACCTAACCGCATTTGTCCCAAGTTGCGACCCAAGACAAAATTACCTAGGGTGCTAGGCAGGTACATAATCCCCTGATCTCGCCCTAATTCGATTTGTTGCTCTAGCGTTGTTGTAGCCAGAAAAATAATAGGATCGAACCCTTGACGGTCGAGATAAGCTGAGAATTTTAGCTGATCGGCATTGTTCGGATCGCGGTATTTAAACCCCGAATTGTAGACTTCCCACGGCGGTAGCTCGTACCGATCGAGCATCGCTTGTATATCGCGCTCGCTGGGGACTTGACTGGTAGTTAGCGGCAAAATGTTCAGCGGCAGAGCGTTTTGTCTGGTTTTGCCGTTGTTAAAAAATACCGTCCTGATTGCACTCTTGCTGATTATCCGGCGCAACTTGAAACCGCGATCGGCAAACCGCTGCTTGATAGCCAGTAGGTCGAGCATGGGGTTGTACGCCGTGGCCATATTCTGATCGTACCAACCCGCAGGGGCTGCGAGCGTACCGCTCGGAACCGTGGTTATTTGGTGCGATGTTCCGTATGGATAGTCAACGTTCTCAGCATAGCCATTTGAGCCGCGCCGCTTCACTTGCCCGTCAACAATAGCCTGCCAGCGCTGCTGCTCCATGACTTGTGCCAGAGAGTGCAAAACGCCGCGATCGAACCATCGAGCCAAGATTTCAGAAGCTGACAGGAGCGGATCTCGGGTTGGCAAGCGCCGCTCTAAATAGTGGATGATGCGCTCTAATTCGGGGCCGTTCAAGTCGCTTGCAGCGTCCAATTTTCCTAGTTTAACTAGGAAGCTATAATCGCCTAGTGCCTTGTTTTTTTGAGCAGGACTGTAATCGGCTCCACTGTTACCGATCTCGTTATTAATTGCCAGTGAAACTGAGTTGTAAGCGTTTTCTAAATCTTGCCTTTCGGGCAAAATTGTAGCTCCGAGCATTGGTTCTTGAGGTGTCCCAAATTGGCTCATATTCGAGGAAGAAAGCGCCTCAAATTGCCCGGAAGTATCCATCCAGGTAACTAGCTCTCGGATCGTTGTTACATTCATAGTACAACCCTCCGAGCTAAGAGCATAGGATATTTGTCTCTAATTTTTTCCTTGTCGGTTTCAGCCAACAAAGCAAAATAGGGGGGTAGCCTATCCTCATAGATCAATGTACCGGGGCGAAGTACGTTGCAACCCGGATCGCCACTACTTAACAACGTTTGAGGGGTTAAGCTGAGGCCCTCAATATCCGTCACTGTAAAAGCAACCAAATAAAAATCGATCAGCGCTTCTGGTGTACCCGATGCAGGGGGCCAAACTTTAAAAGGCCCATAATTTTGTCGGACTGACGCAATTCTGTTGACAATCGATCCGGCTGCTAAAGTTTTAATTGCGATGCCGTTGGGGCCGGATACAGTTGGCACTGTTGCAACATCGATCGGAACGCCACCGGGAAGTAAGCAATCTGTACCAGAGCCTATGCCTTCGGCTATAAAATCGGGCGGCATTTGCCCAAAGGAGACGGCTGTTATTTTTGCCATAAAGACTATTGAAGTGTGCTGAGCTCGCGCTCTGTCCTTTTGGCATCTCGCCGATCCAGTCTGGCTGGCCTGTATACCCTACCAGCACGATTATGCAAAACCGGAACGGCAACACCTTCAGCATACACAAAAACCCCCTGACGATCAAATCAGAGAGTTTTTGTTACAAAAATTATTGAGCTAGTTAAGCACGTTTTAAAAAGTCTGGTAAGCGAATCGGTGCGGGTGCGTTGACCCCTTTAACCGCGATCGGAATATTAGTTTTTGCGATCGCAGGCAGGCAAGTAGCCGTTCCATCCCAAAGCGGGTGATGTGTAACTGTGCAAGCCATCCGGCCGGGATAAGCAGTATAAACTATCAAATCATTGCTCTCGCTGTCTGAGGCGAGAGATAGAGGCCCGAGAATTAACCAGGCTTCCTCGGTGTAGGTTTCCTCTACTAAGTGCGAAAGTAGCTCTACCCCGTGCGGGCCTTCGTGTATGTAGATGTCATCAAAATTATCAAACTCTGACAAGAGTTTGATGTGCTCTGTGGCTGTCGCGTCTAATCCGCTGGTGCAGCGGTAATACATACACTCGATGCGGTGTACCCCTTCTACTCTTTCGCTGCTCGGCAACATCTGCCACGGCAGCGCCGCCAACTCTTCCCAAGTGGCGCGGCGCTCCCACCGACAGCACCATCGCCGCCACTGTTTCGAGGTCGGTTGCCTCAGCATCTCTAAATTGGGGCTGGCTTTTTTTGGATCGCACTTCCACCGCCGCCACTGGCTACCAGTCGGTCGCAGTTCGATCGCTTCTAAATAGTCGGGATTGTGTTGTTTTAGCCGCTGAAAGGCAGCAACTATTAACGGGTTGGTTGCACTCGCTGGCATTACTGGATCTGTGTTTGACATAACAACAATTAAGGTGGTTTATAGTACCCTATCTTACAATCGAGATAAGGTCAAGAGGGTTTTTGAATTATGACACCTGTTGCTGCCATACCTTCAAAAACGGCGGCTTTCTGTGCTAAGTAGGTATCAACAGGACTCTTGATGGCGTCGGGATTAGCGCCGCCAGTAGGCAAGGATTCGGGTGCGGCTCCTGGTGCGGCTCCTGGTGCGGCGTTTGGAGTTGTGGGAAATAACGCCCGCGACCAAAACTCGCCTTGCGTGGCAACGTAATCTTTGAGCGGTTTGCCTTCGATCTTAATGTCTTTGCCTGCATCGTCAATAGTTATTTTGTCAGTGCTGACATCCTTTAAAAACGTTCTGAGAGCGTTTTGATCGGCGCTTACAAGTTGAGCGCCTTTAATCAGCAAAACCTCGCGTTTTTCGTTGGTCGCTGCTTGTTGCGCGGTTTCTAGCTGAGTTTGCATATCTGCGAGTTTTTTCTCTGCTGTTTTGGCTTCTTTTACTACAGCCAGAAGATCGACACCTTCCCCTGCAATTGCCTGCAACGAATCAACAAGACTCTGCAATTTTGTTAGCTCGTGCCGCCGGGTTGCACTCTCGTTGTTGAGGGTTTTGACGTGAGTCTCAATAATCGCGACCCCTTCCGGCGATGTTTCTCTTAACTTGTCAAGGACTGCTTTGTAATCCATAAAATATTACTCGCTAAATTTACTCAATGTTAGCAGATAACAATATTTTATGTCAGGAAGTTAACCTGATAATGAAGCCCAACAGCCAAACTATTGCCAAAACGTAACTAAAGTTAATAACAAATGCCTGCTTGTAAAGACTCGATTTGATTTGAAAAATCCTGAAAGATTTAGCGGTAAACCATTCTGTATGCCCGTTTAAATGCTGCGGTTGCGGCTCGCTGTAGGCTGCATACTGTTCGTGCAAAATGTTCTCAAGCAGTTTCATATTAAAGGTAAAAACGCTCGCTATCAGCGTCAAATCTTCCTGATAAACCGCAGATAATTCTCGCCGCCGCCGTGCGACGTTGCGGCTTAAACCTACCTTGACTCGCCCGTGCCTGCTGCCAAATATGTAAACATTACCCGGAACGTAATCATTGCGGGTTCCCTGCACTTTTACTCGATCTTGCCTTAAAATTGATTTAGCCTTCATCGCTCACCTGCTTGAGTAAAGGGTCAGTTTTTGGCGCGAGTTCACAGCTCGCGCCAAAAACGCTTTAACTTAATTTACCACAGTTTGATCTTATGAGTTTGCAGGAAGAGTTACAGCGAATTGAGGCTGAATGCGTTGCCGTTTGGGATTACCTAGTCGGAAGCCCTAGCCAACCCGGTCAGCTAGAGCGGCTATACCTCAAAGTGCTAGCCTATCTCGTGGCGTTTTTCCTCAACGCCCGGAAGGCGATCGCCAACAAGGCAAAACCGGGCATTATCCGAGGTTGCGCCCAAGATTATGCCGACAGAGTGAAGATGATCAGCACTGATATTGCTGATGTCGGCATAACCAACCCTAGCGGCAATAATGTGGTAATTCACTTGCTCGCAGTTAGCGGCCAGCCAAGCGCAACACTGCTCAACTTAGTGCAGAACACTATGCAAAACGATTTTAATAAAATATTATGCGACGTGATAACCGTAGAACCTGCAACGGCTATAAACTACCGAATAAATGCTAGCCTAACGCTTTACGCAACAGCCAATAAACAAAAAGTTTTAGATGAAGCAACCAGGGTATTAACTGAATATAGCAACGAAAAAAGGGAAAGATTAGGCGAGGATATTATTAGGACGGATTTAATCGATATTCTTAGAGATATTGTAGATATTCGAGATGTCAATTTGACGCAACCGCTAACTAACGTAGTAATGCCGCCTCAAAGCTACGGTTCAGCTATTGAGACGACATTAGAAGCAACAATCATCGCCAAAAATAGAATTATTTAGTTGTGACGCGATCGAGCTTGCCTCTGTAAGTTTTGCGCCAGAGTTTTTAGGCTGTTAGGGTTGGCGTTCTGTTTAGCCACATCAACATCGGGCAAGAGTGACAAGCCGTTAAAAGCTTCCCGAGTGTTGTTATCTATGCCCGCTTTGTCGCACAATTCCTGCATAGCGCGATCGCTTTTACTGGTATCAACTGTAAGTGTAAAGAGGTAGATATTTTGCATTGTTTTCCTGTCTAGATTGTTAATTATCTAAAGGTATAAACACCTTCCAACAGCCAAGCCATGATCTCAGTAAAAGTTTTCCCGGATAATACCATCTGCTTAATAGTTAGCAACGTGTCAGCATAAGAATGAAAAACTATATTTAACCTGACGCCGTTTTTCACTAAATAAAGCTGCTCTAAATTGTAAGCACTGACAGCTTTAAATATAGCATATTCCTCACTACTTCCGAGATTTTGTTCTGGATCGAAATTATCAGTAGGCGGGTAAGCATCCTCAACACCCACCAAAGCATTAAACAGCCGATCGGAATGGTTTAAACCTAAATCGGCTGTTAGTTGCTCAACAATTGCTTTAAGCGCCTCTCGATCTATTTCAATCGTCACAATAGTTAAACCTCTCCTTTTCATCTGTAGCTAATTGACGTTCTAACAAAACATTATTAACCCCCTGTTTTTCAAAGATTTTCTTAATTTTGTTGGCTATGTCTAACCCATCCCAAACCTTTGTATAACTAACCCAGTAATCAGCCCTACTGACAATTTCCCTCACCCCCTGTATTTGTATACCTTTGTATTTTCCTAGCGCCTCTAACTTCCTAATAAGCTTTTTTTTGGGAACAAAACCGAGATAAACCTCGATACAGTAAGCCCTCGGCATTTGGTTAATTATCGCCCCGTGTTTTGGTGTCAGCATAATCGGTACTTGATAGATATAGCGCTATTATACGTTAACCCCCGCAAACCGTCCGTTATCCACCCTATCTTGATTGTGGATAACGTTAACCACAAACCCGAAACCTATGCCTATTACACTATTTGACGCTTTGAGACTGCTGCCTTCATCAATTGCCGACGATCGCGGCAAGAACTTTGTCAGGATTGTTTATTGGCTGTGCTGCGAGCACGCAGATTTAGATCCTGCCACAATACCGCCCTCGCTGATACCCTACAAGCTCGCTCAATTTGGCATGGGCCCGATAGCTGGTTTGGCTACCCGCTTGCCGATTGCCGATCAGCGGCAACTATTGGCAGAGTCAGCCGTACTGATGGAGTTAGCCGGAACCCCGCGCTCGATCAAGCGGGTGCTAGAGATTTTTGGATATCCGGGTGCAACGTTCCTAGAAAACCCAATTAAGGACAATATCAGGCAGTGGGGAGAGTTTGAGGTAATCACTCAGCAGCCCTTTCGCTACAACGAAGTAGAAGCGATAATAAACACTCTAAAGCCTCCTAGCCGGAAGTTAACCTCTATCCGATTTATCAACGCGATCGTCTTAAAAAATACCCGATTGCTCGATGGCAGTTCCAACTTAGAAGGACTTGCAGAAACAGAGCCGGCCCCGCAGCCCTGGTTAGATGCTGCAACGGCATTTATCCCCAATCCTAGCGAGCAAGCTTTAGTTTTACTTACAAACACTCAAGGCAACCACGCAGATAACTTTAACGCGCAAATTCAGGGACTAATTAACAATATAAAGTTTGAAATTGATGCTCTTGCCGCTTTAGGTACTAGAGTTAATGCAATGAGCGCCGCTATCGCTTCATTAGGCGGGGGTACAATCGACTCGCAGCTATCAACTATAAACCAGGGCATAACAGCCCTACAAAGCAGCAATAACGCCCTCAGTATTCGACTAGCTAACCTAACACCAACGGTTAACGCTCTAGTAACCTCAACCAATCAATTAGAGACGCAAGCGAGTACGATCTCAGCCGGATCTAACCTGCGGCAGTTAGATTCAACGGTACAAAGGAAACACCCAACACTATCGGATATTTCTGCTTTAATTCCCGGCGCAACCTTCCCAACAGATCGAGTAATTGCCACCGCAACAGACAACACTTTAGTCTTACAAAATACCCCGCCTATAGGCATATTTATCCCACAAGTGGCCAGCCTGGTATTCAAGCAGCCAGCCGGAACCAACGCCGGGAACTATACCGCCCCCGATGTGTGGGCGGCAATGCCTTTCACCGTGGCGAGCAACGATGATGATTATCTGTCGGTTGTGAGCGCTTCCCGTTTCACAATTCCCAGCGGCACTTACTTTGTAACTTACAACTGGCAAGGGTGCGGGTGCTTATCCTTCGGGGCCCGCATTTGGAATGTCACCACCGGGACAGTTATCGAGCAGGGTAGTGCCGGCCAGACAGTAACGGGCGGCGGTTCAATCGGCGATACTTGGGCGGCAGAGGGGACGCTGTTGGCGGTCTTTAGCGTTACCGGGAACACTCAGATCGAGTTTCAATTTAAAGCTAAAATACTGCACCCAAACGGGGCCGGCTTGACAGCAGGACAGAGTACAGCCAACGCGATCGAGCAAGTTTACCAGCAAGCGGTGCTGATGCGGGTTTATCCTTAATTAGCCGTGTCATAATGAACGGTGAAACTGTACACTTTACGTTGTCTTACGCTGTCTTAATCTCGGTTTGGATCGTGTAAGACACTTTTTATATGCCTGCTCAAATAGACCCTTTACCCATGTTTGAGCGCAATCAGCCCTCTGATGCCGCGCTCTACAACGCGATCGCCCTAACAGCTAAAACCAACATACAGAGAGTAAAAACTTTAAGGTTGCAGCTAGAGAATTTGACGACTCAATTAGAGGGGAGAATCGCCACCGCTTCCCCGCAGTTTGCTGCATTAATTGCACAGGCTAACACCTTGCAACAGCAGTTAAGCAACGCATTAAGCGCCAATGACAGCAATAACACTGTTTTGACAGCAATACAAGACAGCAGCGCCAACAACGCCCAGAATGCACAGATACAAACTAACAGGGTAACGGCAATTAACGAACTAATTAACTCATTAGTTATTGGGCAAAACATACAGGCATATTCTAATATTTTGTCTGGGATTGCTGCGGCTACTAAAACAAGCAATCGACTGCTCGGAACTGACAGCAATAATAACATTTTATGGCGAACAACCGGATCGTCAGGTTCTGGCGTCAGTTTTAAGATGGCTTTATTCTCTAGGCGATTAAGCCCTCTTGCTTCTGGCGGCAGTCAAGCGCTAAACGCTTGGGCGGCTATCCCTTTAGACATAACCAATTATAACAACACCACAATTACGCTCGATAATGTCACTAAAGAGCTAACAGTACCACCGGGGGAATATGTTGTTTTTGGTCACACTACGGGCTGCACCAGCGGCTTTAAGTGCAGACTGAGGAACATAACAAACAATACCGTTTTGGTTTTTGGATCGGCGTCTCGCGGTACGGTTTCAGGGTCAGTTATAGGCAGCGAGCCTGTCAACTTTATCAGCCGAATTCAAGGGACATTTTTTACAAACTCTCAAATTTTGGTAGACTTTCAAAGTTTTTATGAAGCTAACCCGCCAACTATCAACAATCAGAGAGGTGCAGCCGCTAATTTTTCTGACTATTCGGCACAGCAATCGGCTCTATTTTTTATGAGGATTATTTACTAATGCCAACAAACTTTACACCTCGATCTAACTATAGCTTGGCTCGCAAATTTAGAGATACTGACGAGCAATTGGCGTCAGTATTTAACCAGACTTGGCAAGCAATCGCCGATCAGTTGCAACTGTTGGGCAACACATCCGCACAAATCGAGCAGCAAATTAATGTCATTAACAATGCTGTTGTAAGCATAGAAACAAGTTTTAGCACACAGCAAACCAACTTACAAGCAGTACAAAATACAGCTAACCCTATACTGGTTACATCGTTTCAAACCAACACAACCGCTAACACTCTCAACACTAGCAATAGCAGTGCTGTAGCCAAAATAGCAACCGCTAACGCTTTGCTAACTACTGCTGACACTAATTTAACCGCCGTCAGTGCTGATGCTTTGCCCTACAATGCTTTTTTAAGTGCTGTTGCTAGCTCTACCAAAAACAGCGGATCTATGCTGACAATTAATAGCACTGGCAGCATTAATTGGCGTGTATCTAGCGGTCAATCCTTCACTTATGAAATGGCATCGGTTAGCTGTCGCCGGAACGTTACCTTGCCGGGTGGAAACCTCACACCCAATAACTTTAATACTGCTCAAATGAACACGGAAGGTTATATAAATTGTAGAAATATTATCGGTTTAGAGGAAGTGGATCTAAACTTTAGCAGCTATGGTTTAAAGGTTCCTTGTACTGGGGGGAATTGCCGATATTATGTATTTTCTTTCGGGACATTCTGCGGCATCAGCGGCGGCAACACTCGGATCATGTTGGGTTCGGATCAAGTGGCGATCGGTTCTGCGGTGCAGTCGATTGCCGGCCGCTCTGCCGCAGGTGAGGACTTCAATCAAGGATCTACCGGGTTTGGAGTTTTTGTAGTCACTACCGCCGCGCCAGAACTGCGGCTAGAGGCGATCGCCTCAGCAACGCACCCAAACAACGCAGATGCGAGCTTGGGCCGTCCTGTGGGCAACAGTTCCGGGGGCGAGTTATATGCGAGCCTTGTTGTCTTGCGCCGCCGCTTCCTGTAATGCTGCGACCTCGGCCGCTTTCTCTCTAGCCAAGCGCCTAACGGTGAGTAGTTCTATAAGCTCGTCAATATTTGTAAAGCAAATTTGGCGATCGTTTAAGCTTTTGATAAAGACATCAAGGCCCAGTTCGATGCACGTAGCAATCAAGCTCGACTTTGAGACATCTAATTTGTCACTGAGAAATATTAACGATTCGTCAATATGGTCTGGTATGGTTCCTGAGACTTGAGTCATGGTTCGATTCGATCCAAATGCTAAAAGGCTGCAACCAGCATAACACAAGGGTTTTAGCCTTTCAGCATCATTTTGAGAAATCTTTTTTTATTAAATCACTTGACAGATACCTGAAATCTCAGGTAAGTTAATTTTATTCGGACATGACCCGGACATGACCCGGACATTTCCCAGACACAAGCAAAAATAATTTACAGGAGCCTTATGAGCTTTATCAACAATATCGGGCAACCCGGCCCCATTCCCCCAGCGGTGTTTAGTGTAGGCGAGCCAACGGAAGGCAGCGAATTAGTTGACCCAACCGAGCCAACCGAGGAAGCCGAGGAAGCCGAGGAAGATAATCAAGATAACGTGGGGGAAGACGAAGAGGAAGACGAAGACGGCGACGCCTACAACCCGGATGACTACGAAGACGGCGACCAAGAGGAAGAGGAACAGGAGGAAGAAGAAGAGGAAGAAGAGGAAGAAGAGGAAGAAGAGGAAGAAGAGGAAGAAGACGACAACGATTAATTAAGCTTGTGCTAGCCCCTCGGCTAGCATTAATTAATCCCTTTTAGGGATTGCCGAAAGGCAATATTGACAACAACTTTAGGAGTATTTATGGCTAAATCGATTAGTGCAGATGATTTAGAAATGATTGTCACTGTTTTAACTGGTAACGCGGCAGGCATGGAGATGGTGCAAACTGATGATTTGGTAGCCTTAGAAGGAACAGAGGGTTTTAAAGACTTGACAGATTGCACACTCGGGAAAATCATTGCTGATTTGAAAGAATACACTAACTGCTTAAAACAAGTTGAGCAAGACAAGCGCAACCCGCCAAACAACGCCGAATTTAACAGCGCTTTGAATCAAGCCCTAGGCTTCAATTTCATGTAAACAATTGACGGCTAGCCCCTCGGCTAGTCCTGCATTAATCCCTTTTAGGGTTTGCCTGTGCAGGCAGGCAATACACAAGCTATCTACCAGGAGTTAATAAAGTATGCCAAATATCGCCCCTGCTGCGGGTTCGGTTTCTGTTGACAATCCGCAGGTTTATACCCGCGATGAAGCGGGCGAGCAATTATCGCCACCAGTTAGCGGGCGAACTGTTACAAGGTATTTAGAAATGTTAGTTATTTTTGCCGAGGAAAACTTCGGTACTTTTAAAAACCCTTTCACGGGTGGATTAAACGGCGAAAGACTAACTGATTGGCATCTATTCGAGTTACAGCGAGTCCGTAGTTTATTTGTACTTCATCGCAATAAATTGCGCGTACAAATGGAATTAAAAATGCACTACCAACATCAACAATACAATTAACCAGGAACCCAAAATTATGCCTACTATCGCAACAGTTGCAGAAAATTGCAAACAAGCCCCTAAAGCCCTTTTAGGACAAATCACAGGAGCTTACCCCGATCAAAAATGGACGGTCAACTCGGAAGTGCCGCAGGAGTTTTTAGACCGCATCAAGTACCACGCCGCCCAGTACGACAGCACCGAAACACCCAGCACCAGCCAGCAATTAACGGGCGGCCAACTAACGGTTGCTGAATCCTCCGACGTGATTCTATCAGATGATGGTTTTGAATACGGCGTTATGAATGCTTTGCTTGAGGTGCAGTTGGCTGTCAGCCGCCAACAAGGCCGAATCGCAGGTGTAGAGATTGTAAACGCCTACAAGGGCGGTAAGGAAGAGACGATCGGCGCTTACTTCGAGTCTGAGATGGAACGTTCCGAACAAACAATCGCAGATATCAACGAGCGGACTAAAGCGATCGTGCAATCTGCAACCAACCATCAAGCCAAGCGGGGGAAGTTTGCCGGGAGGGTAACGAAAGTCAAAGCATCGATCGCAGCGTTGCCAGCGATTTATTAAGTATTGCTCCAATACCGCACCATCTCAGCGGCGCTAGTCTTGATACCTTTCAACGGTATCAAGACACTTTAAAAGCAATTAGCGAGGCACTGTGGCAGCAGTATAGAAGCACTCGCGACCCAAAAATCGAGACACTGTACAACCAATATTGTAACGCCTTTTGGCAGGGAGAGATCGCGTATGTTCACACCATCGACGGCTAAGCATTTTTTAACAGAAATCAACCAATTTAATCAAGCAAATCTTTATCAAGACTTGCAAAAACTCAGGCAGGGTTTTATCTCGTTTTGGGCAATTTTAAACACTCACGTCATTTAGGAGATATCGAGCATGGTAGCTACCAGAACCAAACCAGCCAGCAGTCAAAAAAAGACTAGCCGCACTCAACGAGCCAAGCAAGCAGTTAAACAAACAGTTGTAAAAGCTGTTAACAACTTGTTACCTGATGACGAGCAACAAGCCGAGGCTTATGTTGCAACCTCACAGCTAGTACACGAGCCTGATTTTAATCTAGCTCCAAAACAGACAGCCAGCACAAGCGCTTTAGATTTCAGTAGATTACCGCTCAATCTGTCGGCTAACCTCCCTGATTTCACGCCCTTGACCAACGTAACAGATTTATCTAATCCCGCATCATTTGAGGCGGCCGGCTACGGTCGCGTCACCAACAACGAGCGAGAGTTAAACAAGATCCAGTATGGCGAACACAAAAACTATATAGACAACATCAGCGACGGTTTAGACGTGATGCTGTCTACATTCAAAGCAGCCATTAAATCAGCCAAGATTGGGCAAGAGCAAGTCAGGTACGCAACAGCTCGGGAAGGCATCAATACTGAGTTAAACAACCTCGGAATTCAGCAATCAAAAACGCGACAAGGTGCATTAAAACTCGATGCTGAGATAGGGAAAGAAACGCATTTAACCTCAGTCAACGAGACTAACAAATCAATCCTAAGTGTCCAAATTGATGATTTGAAACTGACGCTGCAAGAGCAAGAGCAAAAGTATTTAACCAGGCAGCAATCACTCGCTGCACTAATTGGCTCTAACCCGGTCAGCGTTTAACCAAACACAGGCATCTAACTGCTAAATATTCAAGGGGTGCATCGCCCCTTTTTTTTACTTAAAGTCATGTCCCGGACATGACCCGGACATGATCGAGACACAAACACAGGAGTTATTTTTTATGAGTACCAAAAACGAGATAGCAAAAATGTTTTCTCTGCTTGGCACGGTCAGCTTTGGCGGGTTGGGTGTAGTCGCTGTTTTGGGCGGCTTGGGATTAGCGCCGCTGGCTGCTAGCGGTCTTGCCCTTACTTCGGGATTTTTGGCGGGTGCAAGCGCTTGTAACTTTGGCGCTCGGGACGCTATAGGGCTGTTGGAAGAGAAACAAGAGGAACTGCTTTTAGAGCTAGAGAATGCCAAGAGCAAATTAACAATCTTAGAGCTAGAATTGCGCTCTGAGCTTGAGAAGATGACCGCTGAGAGGAATCACTATCGGGATGAATTAGAGCGGACTGTCAGCGATTTAAGGGGACGCTGCGAGGAATTAGAATTAGGGCTTAGATACTGGGAGTCAGGAAAAAACCCCAAAATTTTAGATTCGCCCCCAGTGCAAGAACTGATCGGGACACTAAAAAGAAAGTTATCAGAAAAAAATCAGGCTTTAGAGTCTACCTTAGCCGAGCTTGCCGAATTGGAGGAAGTCAACAAGACTTTAGAGGAACAGGTACTAGAGTTAGAAGCGGCAAAAGACGATCTAGACAGCGAGCTAGCACAAACAGTCCTAGAGCTAGACAAGCTACAAACTAACTTTAACTATAAGTTGGAATTAGAAATTAGAAACAAAATCGCCCCTTACACTCAGCAAGCAGTAGGTCAAGCTATTGAGAGCAAGCTCGCTGAGATTGCCAAGCTCAAACAAGCTATTGCAATATTGCAGGAAGATTTAGGAGACAAACAAAATGTAATGGAGTCAATTGAAAAAAACACCCTGCCACAAATAGAAAATGCTTACAAACAGGAGATGAGCGCCCGCGATTCTGAATTTCTCCAACTAGCAGGAGAAAACGCAATTTTAAAACAGAAAATTGCCGAATATGAAGCGCCGCGCCGTTTCTCGGGTTTGACTGACCCAGATCAGATCGGCAATACCATAATCGATCATTTCCATAAATACGGTGTAACATTTGATGCACACAGCACTGACTTAATAGTAGGCGGCTATTGCCTTAAATTCAAGATCGATCGCAACCCTGACCAAACTAAATTGTCATCAGAAGAATTTAACAAGGTGACAAACCAGCGGGGGTTAATGGGTTTATCTACCAGAGAATTAAAATTTAAGTTGCACCCGCAGGATTTTTTAGTGAGTGTCGAGATTTTTTCCGTAAACCAGACACGTCCCGGACATGACGCGGACATGAACCGGACACGAGACAACAGCGATTTATCAACTATTGGGGGCTTATTGACAACCGATTTAAGTCGGGTCAAGAAGCCTAAAACGAAAGTACAGAAAGGGTTAGACTTTGAGCCGCAAACCAGACACGAGCCGGACATACACCGCGATAAATTTATCGAATTGGGGTGTTTTCCGGCAGATCAGTTTGGGGAAGTGGTGCGGACTAAGTTCACCAACCGAGTGAGGGTTTGTGCAGGCAGCACGGGCGGTAAGTCACCGCTGCTAGAGCGGATCGCGGTAGAGCTAGCCAAGCTAAACAGAGGGGTGCTTTGGCTCGTTAACCCTATCCCCGGATCGGTTAAGGACTGGTTTAAAATCCCCGGCATTGTACAGCCGGGAATGAACGCCGAACAAACCATCGTGCAAGCGTTAGAAGCCTTTCACCGCGAGTTTAAGTGGCGTAGGAACAATTTAGAGGAAGCCAGCAAGAGAGATTATCTTGTTATGGCCCTAGATGAAGATAATGCCACCGCTCGGGACTACGAAGAGATCGGCCGCTTCTTCAAAGATATGTATCAGTTGTCTGACCATACAAACATGGGGTTTGTATCGGCAGGGCAAGGGTTGAACGTGTCAGGCCTCAGCGGCGGTGCAAGAACGAAAAAGACGGAAGAGGGCGAGAAAAACACGGGCAACGCGACCCGGTTAATGAAAGAGGACTTTCTCAACTGCACAATGGTGCTGACCTCAGAGCAAGCTAAAGCGTATATAAACAGCAATAAAGCGGCTGCAAACCGCGCTGAGTTACTGGATAAGCTAAACCAACTAAACAGCCTCTGCGACCTCTTAAACGAGCAGGAAGGGCTTACAGCTCGCCCAAAAATAGGCGACTCTAAGAAAGTCTCGCCAAACGCTTATAGAATCGCCCTGGTTGTTGCGCCATCGTTCGAGCCTTTCTTTGTGCAGCAGCCTGCCTACAGCGATTTTTCTCTGGACGGGCTGCGGTTTCCCGAAGGGGCCCGCGTTACCTCACCGCACCGCCAGAATGAAAGCGAAAACGCCGATCGCGGTTTGGATGAATTCGCGGCTTGTCCGAATTGCTTGTACACGACAATACACCCCCTAAAGCCTTACAAAGACGGGACGCCGCGCTATGAGTGCGGCAACCGCCAGTGTAGGAAAACATTCCGTTTACCAAAGGCCGGCGAGACTCCGGCAACCTCCGGCAAGTAGCCACCGACATATAACCAGTAAGGCTTACAGCCGTTTTTAGTCTTTTTTCTCTGGCAGTATCTGCCGGAGCATCGGCAACGGCGATCGCTGCTACCTTGTCTTAAAATTGCTGAAAGCCCCTCTACTCACTTGCCGACGTGCGATCAGCGTTTTTACCGGAACTCCGGCAAACATCGGTAAAAAAACCCCGGCCTCGGCAAACACTAAAAAAATCTGCCGGAAAAACAGAACGGCTCATCAATTACAAGTCTTGTCCTGTATGCGCCGGAAGCACCGATCGCACTTTGGCCGCTAACTCCCAAAACACCGTCACGCAAAATCAACGTTTGAGGTACTTATGAGCTTTATTAAATCCCTGTTGTTTGGCAAGCAGCCCGCAAAAAAGACCTTAGTGTACGCCGTCACGCCGGAAAACCGGATCAGAGATAAGGCGGACTGGACAGACTATGGTTATTTAGGTTTAGCGGTGTTTGCGGTTCATGCCGACTGGTTCCCAGAGGATCGGCAGTTTTATGCCTTCACGAAAGATGACGGTTTTTTGCGGGTTGAGTCACTGATCCGCGAGGCCGATGAGATTGTCAGCTTTAACGGCTTAGAGTTTGGGGACAAACTTTGCGCCGCCTACGGGATAAACCTAACCACAACCTACGATTTGATGGTTGAGGTTCGGAGGGCGGCGGGCGAGCCTCTAAGTGGAATCTGCCGACGTGGGTATAATTTAGAACAGTTAGCACAAAGCAATCTCGGCTTTGGGATTACCCCGTCATGTCCGGGAAATGTCCGGGACTTGTGGAAGCGCGGCAAGCGAGAAACGGTGATCGATTATTCGATAAATTTAGTAAGTGTGGTCAGAGCGCTCTATTTGTTGCGGAAGGAATTAAGAGATCCAGTGATAAAAAGTCGGGTTTTGTACTGTGACTCTCGCTTGATTAATTGGGATGAAATTAAGGCAAACATTAATCATTTTTGGGGCGAGCGGATGATTAATGTGGATACAATGACGTGCGTACACTGGACAGGCGCAAACCTTGTGCAATTGCACATTTTCATCGGTGACGGTGGCTTGTCTATCCGATTCCCTATTTGGATAAAACCCAAGCAGGACTGGCGAAAATATACAGGTTTGCCGTTCAAGAAAGAGCCGACAGTAATTAAACTTAAGGACGGCTACACCCTCACAACTACTTATGTGTCATCAAACGGAATTATCAGGAATAACGAGGGCAAACAGTTCAATTTGTTTCCAGAGCAAAGATGGCAACCCATGATAGACGGTCAAGTTGTAGCACCCCAGAAACGATTAAACGATCATTTAAACGATATAGACCCAATCCCCTTTTAAGCTGGTAAAGACAGTAAAAAACCGCCCAACTGTAGAGCGGTTTTTTATTCCCTGTTAGCGTTATTTGAGGATTGAGCCGAGGTTCTCAATCTCTCTGTGGCAAACTTGCATCAGTTGATGCGCTTGGTCTATTAGAGCGTTTAAATCCTCAACCGTAACTAGAGCGAATTGAGTGCCGTCAGGGAGGCGGATCACAATGTTCTGATTGTTCTTAGCTTGCTCGCAGAGCGCTGCTAGATTGCTTTGTGCTTCTTCTAAAGTAAACACAAACTCGGGCCGCTCGCTAATCATTTGGGTTGCCCTCGGAGTTGAGCGGTGGCCGCTGCACCATTCCGAGTTTAAAACCTAGCTCTTGATATAGCTCGGGTATGGTAGCCGACCTCAAGCGCTTACCGCTTGCCATTGCCTCAGCCATATTTCCGGCCTTGATTGCCGCTAGCTCGTTCTGTGCTTCTCTGAGTTCGTTTAACTCAGCCTCGGACACTATGACAGCCTTACAGAATGTCCGAGTGCCAGAAGTGGGCAAAACGTCCTCAAAACTGATGATTACATTCTCGTGTTCAGTTGTGAAACCTAAAGCGGCTTGATTGACTTGCGAGCATAATTGCTTTAACAAAATAGCCGCTTGCTCGATTGCAACATAAGTATTCTTAGCCATTGGAACTCCTGCGATTATGGGGTAACTACTCGGCGAAATTGGAGGCTATAGCGAGCCGTTTTAAGCTTGGGTAAGCCGTGAAGGACTCGGCTGTTAAATTGCACTATTTGACCGTGCTGTAGGTCAAGGTAACGCGGTACGGATTCAAACGTGCCGGCCTTGCCCGGTTTGGAGCCGTACCGGAAGCGACAAGGCGGGCGGCCGCCAAACAGATCCGGCAGTTCGTCAATAAGATTGACCAAAACAACCATCGGCTCAAAGCAATCCTTGTCGCTGTGCTCACCAATGCCGGCCCCTATCTCATAGCGGTAGAGCAAAACAGAATTAGCGTCAGGGCGGTACTTAGCCTTTAAGCTGGCTAAATACTCATCAGATTGAATCGCGTCCCGCTGGTGAACGAGCCAACGGCCGCTAGAGCCGAGGATCTCAGCCTCAAGCCCCCACCATTTCTGACGGCGGGCGGTAAGTTTTCCGGCATAGTGTTCGGGGCCCAATTCCTGACGGCTGCACCAGTCGAGCAGTTGATCTGCTTGCGTTTTGTCTAGCGTGGCGATCGTTTCCATAGTCTTTAAGGTGGTTTGCGTTAGCTGTACACTATCCCAGCTTATCTTACATATCCCGGCAAAAACCACAAGCGCTCTAATAAGCTTATGTTATCAGCAAAGCGAAAAACTCATTAAATATTAATAAACCCTATTTTAAGCTTATCCCGATTGCTTAAGATAGGGTGGTATAGTGTAAATAATTGCGGGTGTTGACCGTCCCACAGCTCAACACCCGCCTAACACAGCAAACCACCTTAAAGCTCGCAAATGTCATGACTATCAATTATACCGCAGAAGCACTGATCCAACTACCTATTAAGGATCTCAAACAGATTGCAATCCAAACCAACGCAGAACCCGCAGGGGATGCTCGATTCAAAACTAGCTGGATTTCTGGCATTTTGGCCGCTGTCGCTGTTGCAGTCCCAGCAGTTGAAGCCGTCCCGGCAGTTGCTACCGTGTCCGATGCACGTCCCGGAAATGTCCCGGACACGGCAGACACCGACATCGAGGCGGAAATTTTGGCAGAGATCGATCGGGTAGCCGATGCCGAGCAAGCTGCCATTATGTCTAATGACCAAGACAGCGCCCGCGAGTTCAGCGATCGTTTGAGCGAACTCAATGACCAATTCGAGGCGGTGATCCGAGCAAAGATCGGTGCTTTGGCTGCTAACTCTATGGCGCTGTTCGATTCGCTCCCAAACAGCACCGCGACTGAAGCACCGCAACCGCCAGTAAGCATTATCTGGGCCGCGCCGTTGATGTCGGGGGCTGTCTCTATCGATGGCGGTCAAAGCTATCGGCAATTCAGCATTATTGACCCTCTGACCGATCACCCGATTGTTAAGCTGGTTTGTGCCATCAGTGAAATTGAGGGCGATCCAAGCGACAGGCAAGCGGGTGTGAGGCCCGGCGTCGATCTTCCGTTGCGCGTCACGGCAAACCGCAACGCGAGCAACACTTACAAGGTGATAGACAGTCGGTGGCGAACTACTAAAAATAACCGCTACATACAAGCAGTGCTTGCAGAATTGCGAGCTTGTTTGGGTCAGTTGGGAACAGTTTAATCGATCGATTTAGAAGCCCTTGCGGTGGTGGTTAACCGCACCTAAAAACCTTACAGGACAAAATTATGGCAAAACCTAAATGCTTAAAAGGTATTTCAATTAGCACGGCATTATTGAAGGCAATCGATCGATTTATATTGGTCAATAGTGGGGATGAAGCGATCGGACAAAAAAAGTCAACGTTTGACGAATTAGCGGGCGATTTTGTTACTGAATTGGTCAAGTACACTAAAAATCAGTTTGCAGACTCTGACAACTTTTATCACGATGATGACAAGCGCGGTGTTATTCTCAATAACTTCTATGAGAATTGCACACCATACGCTTTGGACGTTGTTTTTGAGGATTTAGAAGACAGGCTGCACACAGTGATGCTAAAGGATGAAATAGACGATCTTTTGGTTGAGGTTATTAACAGCACTGTTGATACTCTCGAACGGCAGGAGATCGAACACAATCTCAAGCTAGCTCGCAACAGGCAGCGCTTAGAAGCCTGCACACCTCGAAAGAAGTTTAAGGCAGCAGTTGAAATTTTGGCTAGTCACCACCCTGACGAAAAAATCATTCTAGCTTGGTACAATAAAGGGGAAATTTACAAGCGTTTAAACGCGCTCGGCTACTACTATCTAAAATCTCGTTTTACCGGGCATTGGTCAGACATTCCCTGGTAATTAACACAAACGCAAGGTAAACACTAATGGACGCGAGAGGATACGTTTACAGAGTAGAAGTAGATAACGTCTACTGGGGAAGCATCAAACCTGTTGATGCTAGACCCGAGATCATGCTCGGAGATGCGATGGACGGCTGGAAAAAACTTGAAAACGATTACCATTTCAATCATCACCGTTATAACGGCGCTAACACTTTGATAGAGGAAATAAACAGCGATGTTGTTATACCTAAATCTGCGTGTTTTTTAACCAGAAAGTTAACCGCTAGCGTATGCGCGGCGGCTGCTTGGCTGCAAGTTTTATCTATTAGCGCTGAGACTAAAGTGCCGAGCTTGTCCTGCAATTTACCTTTAATTAGACGGCAATTGCTCGCTATTTCCTACTATGGGGAAATTTACGAATTGCCAGTCAGTGAGGGGTTAGCGGATTTAGAAGTTTTTAGCCGTCTTGTCGTTGCAACCTTTGATAAGATTGCAGATGATGTGCGAGCTTATTTTGACCTAAAGCCAAACCCTGACTTGTGGACAGTGGGCGAGCGGATGATCCATCAGTCCCGACTGTTTCAGAAGTTTACAGAATGGCTGATCTCAGCCGCTCTAGGGGGCTGTATGTGGCCGGGACAAGGTGAAATGAGACAGCAGGCAACCGAGCAAATTGTTAGATACCAGATGGAAGAGATCAGCCTTTATGACCGTTTCCGGGCCCTTGAGGGTGTGGCTATTTTGGACGGGCGAGGATATATCGGGGCCATCAACGATCGCCACTTGATAGAATGGGCCCGCATTAAAATGCCGACCGCAAACATGACTTTAACAGTCCGCGATCGTTATCTGACCCTAAATTGTTCGCCGCAGGGTTTAATGCTACCCACACCCGGCGCTGTAGATGGCGAGAGCAGCGTTTTGCCCGACTTGTACATAGTGGGTATGCACTTTAGCTTAAATCACGTCCCGATGCACCCATCGGGCCCGCCAAACTACGGGACTAGGCGGGTATGGGACAAGCTGACAGAAAGGGAATGTTTAAAGCGCTCTCTGTTGGGGATTCCGCGTCCTTACGTCGGTTTTGAACCGCGAGTGTTTGACTATGAGGGACAAAGCAGCCCTTCGGAAGGGATGCTGCTAACGATTCCCGAAGTAGTTGACATTATGAAAGCCGAGTTAGAATAGTTTCTAGCGTTGTTTAGTCCTTGCGCGGTGGTGGTTAACCGCGTTTTTTTTATGGATGAAATTGTTGCCCGTGCGAGACAATTTGCACTACAAAAGCATCAAGGTCAAAAATACGGCAGATATAATTACTCTGTGCATTTAGAGCGGGTTGCCGAGATACTCCAGACTTTAGGATTCAACGAGCCGTTAACGCAAGCGGCGGCATGGTTGCACGATACTTTAGAGGATACCCAAACAACTTATGAAGAATTGGAGGCAAATTTTGGTATTGAGATCGCTTATGCTGTGTGGGTAATTAGCAGCCCCGAAAGCCAAGATAGAATCACCCAAATCAAAACAGTGCTATCGAGGGTAATGTCTAGCGAGATTGGACTAATTGTAAAATTAGCCGACAGGATAGCCAACACTGAAGCCAGTAAGGCAAACAACCCCAAGCTATACGAGATGTATGCGAGGGAGTATCCCTTATTTGTACAGCATTTATATCAACCAAAAAATAAAAGGCTGTTGCCGTTGTGGGAGCGTTTAAAGGCAGCTAGCCACCCTGAGACGGAAGCCGATCGCGGCTACCACTAACAAATCTTTTAAAAATATTTTCCAAAAGTTCGGGATTATCTTACCTTATCTTGTAGAATAAGATAAGGTCATTTTTTACAGGAAAATATGTTAGTCACAACCAAAACAGGAACCAAACGGCTACACCAAAAGGGAGACAACTTATACTATCAGTGCGACGGCAATTATATTTTGGTTGAGTGCGACCAAGATCAAGCCAGCAGCAAGTCTAAAAAAGTTTGGGTTAATCTCGCCGACAGCACCGGAACCCGCAAGGTTTGGGCAAATATTGGCGACTTGATGACCCCTAGCCAGTACAGAGAGCTATTGCCGAAACAGCCCGATCTCGCAGAAGGTAAAGAGGTTTATAAAGCCCCGATGTATCGGGAGAATGACAAATTGGTTTATACTCCGGCCGGCGGTGGCGATGTTCTGATTGTCTACTGCGAGCGAGATCAGTATTCGGAAACATCAAGAAAATTGCTGGTTGCAGAGAAAAAGAAAAAACCTTTTTGGGCCCCTTTAGGCGAGTTAACCCTCTATAGCTGGTATCAGGAACACTTTGGCAATCCGACCAACAAGTACGGCGCTCCTTTTGAAGCCGTGGCGGCTACACCCGCAGAAGCCACACCGGCCGCTGCACCCGAAACAGTCACCGCCCCCGAACAAGCCCCGCTGGTCGCTGCACCCGCAGAAACCGCGCCGGCCGCTGCACCCGCTGAGGTAGTGGCAGCACCCGCAGAAACCGCGCCGGCCGCTGCACCCGCTGAGGTAGTGGCAACACCCGCAGAAACCGCGCCGACCGCTGCACCCGCTGAGGTAGTGGCAACACCCGCAGAAACCGCGCCGGCCGCTGCACCCGCTGAAGTAGTGGCAACACCCGCAGAAGCAATCAAACTTTACAAGGCTGGTGACAAGATTAACTGGACGCCCCGCCCCGGTACGGTTCGGGTTATGGTGTGCGATAAAGACCAAAAACCGGGCGAAACGTTGATTTTTGCCTACAGCCCCAGCAAACCTAATATGATATCTGCGCTCGATGTGGACGCGGTGCAACCGATCGAAGCTTCTGAGGCTGCTAGCACTGCCATTGAGACGCCTAACACCTCTATCAAAACACCCATGTACAAAAACGGCGATCGGGTGTACTGGCGAGCTAAATCAGGCGATTATCGGCTCGCGGAAGTTCTGCAAGATCAGCGCTCAGACAAGTCTAAAAAAGTCTTTATTCAGGCTTTAATCAATCAAACAACTTTTGGCGATGGTTTTTGGGCTGAAATTAAAGAAATTTTCACCCCTGAGCAATACGCGATCGTCCGCCAAATGCAGAGCCAAGAGCGCGTTAAAGCGCTGTTACCGCAGCGAACTGAGGAAACAGTCAAACTAGATGATAAATACACCTTTAAGACTGCGAGAGAGTACGCTCGATTGATGGTTAGTCTTAAGTCGCCGGAAGACATTAAGGCATTGTGCGATAAACTTCTATCGATGGACAGGTTCGATCCTAAAAGGATCTCAGACAAGACAAAAATGCAACGTTTGTCAGCCTACAACACAGCAATTAACAGGCTAAAGCCTAAGCTGGTAGAGGGTGTAAATGCGGTTATGTGGCAGAAATCGGACGGCAGTACAATATTGCGTCACTTGCATTTTAAATACTGTGGCGTCCTCGATTACGATTGGAGCAAGGATCGTAAAATCGCGGATGATAAGGTAATTGCAAAACTGGATAACCAAGCGCTAGACCTTCACGCGGAACAGTTCACAGAGTCTATTAAGTTTGCTTTAGTTTCTGATGATGTTTACCGCATGATAGCAGGGGCTGTCGCAGCGACTGGATGCCGACCAATTGAAATCATTTACACCGCAGAGTTTACCCCAATTGAAGGCGAGCCAAAAATGCTCACAATTAAAGGGCGGGTTAAAAAACGCGACAAAGAAATACAGGCAACCTCTACTATCTTGCTGGGTGTAACTTCTGATTTTTTCTTGAGACGGCTTAATCTAATTAGAGATAGCAAGATAGTTCGAGATAAGGTCGCAGAAGTGGAAAAAATAGCGCAACAAATAGACGCAGACGATCCGGATCTCAAGAAACTTTCAGATGCTATTCGGATACAGGTTAACCGGATCGGGGTGGCAAAACATTTCTCTTGGTTGCCTGTTAGGCAAGGGGAAGAAAGCCCAAGCTGTAAAAGTTTGCGCGGCGCTTGGGCGGCTATCGTGACCGATTTACACTGTCCAAAAGGCACAAACGAACTGTTATATAAATCGCGCATCTTAGGACATTTTGACGGCGATTTAAGCTCGTTGAGGACTACGTTAAACTATGCCGATTATGTAGTCAGAAAACCAGGGGCGAAAATTGATGATTTAGAGGACAAAGCAATTATTGCACCTGCTGTTGTGGTAAATGCTGCACCCGCCGTTGTTGCACCCGCTGTTGTGGTAAATGCTGCACCCGCCGTTGTTGCACCCGCTGTTGTGGTAAATGCTGCACCCGCTGTTATTGCACCCGCTCCTGCAACAGTCCAACAAGTCAGTCTTAAAATCCCAGCTTTGAGCCTCGATCAGCCCTGGGCCGAATTAGTCCGCAACGGTAACAAAAAAATTGAGACTCGCGGCTGGCCGGCTAAGTTTGGCGGCGGTGAATACCGGGGCCCGATTGCGATCGCGTCAACGGTTAAAAAGACGGCTATCAATCCCGATCTGCTCGTGCTGGTAGACAGACATCACAGCGATTTAGAACGCGGTTATGTAATCGCAGTTGCCAATTTAGTAGACTGCGTACTGATGACCGAGGAATACATAGCCAAGCAAACCGATTTAGAGCGGCGCTGCGGCATCTGGGAGGCTGGCCGCTATGCTTGGCTATTGGAAAACGTCACACCGATCGAACCCGTCAAAGTCCGAGGATATCAGAAGCTTTGGGGCTGGGAAGTGCCAGAACATCTGCTCGCTACCGTCAAGGGTGTGACCGAGCCGATTGAGGTAACACCCGCCGCCGCCCCTGTTGAGGTTGAGATAGAGGCAACACCCGCCGCCCCTGCCGAGGTTGAGATAGAGGCAACACCCGCCGCCCCTGTTGAGGTTGAGATAGAGGCAACACCCGCCGCCTCTGCCGAGGTTGAGACAATCGAGATCGACCTTGAGGAAGTCGAGCCGGATGCTGAGGAAGCACCCGCCGCCGCCCTTGTTGAGGAAGTAGCCACAGAGGAAGCGCCAGAAGCTATCGAGATCGAGTTAGATGAGAACGGCAGGCACAAGTATGATTTTTATGAGACTCCGGCCTGGATGACGCTGTTGGCACTCGCTAACGTGCCTTTTAGTGGCACAATTGGCGAGCCTTGCTCCGGCAATCGTGCGATCGCTTCCATAATGGAGGCGGCCGGGTTTAAAGTCTGGACTAACGACATTGATCCTAAAAAACCCGCGCAAAATCACTTAGATGCTACAGTCGCCGAAAATTGGGACAAAATGCCTAAAGCTGACTGGATTTTTAGCAACCCGCCTTATGGCAAACTAAGCGCACCTATAATTAAAAACGCTTTCGATCATGCCCTAAAAGGTTTGGTAATGGTGCTGCGGTTGGATTGGTTTGAAGCTTGCCAAGATCGGTTAAAGTTCTTGCAAGAAAACCCGCCCACAATGATGCTGAACTTGCCGCGCTTCTGTTACCGGAAAAATGATGCGGGTGAATGGACTACAGACAAAACATCAACAAATATTTACGTTTGGGACAAAACCCCCAAACACGAGATGTTAAAAGGGCTGACTAGAATAATTACTCTTTCTAGTCGCGAGATCCCACTGTATCACCGCACCCCAGACAATGCACCGCCCGCAGAATTGGTTAAGCAAGAAGTACAAAAAATTGTCAGCAAAAAATCGAGTGAGGTTGATTTAAGACCGCTGTCAGATCCTGATAGTTGCTTGACTAAGCCCCCGGCAAACTTCCGTAAAATCAGCGAGGCTATGCTGCCTTTTATGCAGGCTAATGCCAAAAAATCGGGTAAAGAGCGGTGGTATATTGGGCAAAATCTCGTCACAAAGATCGCTAAGTGCAACAACAACACGGCAAACCAATGGATCAATTTTTATGCACCATTGCTTGAGAAATATAATCGAGGTTTGTGCGCTGCTACGCATAATCGAGGGTTGGTTTTACCAGAGGGTTACTAAGGATAAGATAAGGTAAGATAGGGCAAACAAAACCCGCAGCACTTACCTATGCTGCGGGTTTTACTGATGGCTTAAACTGTTTTATTGCTTGGGCAAAATGCCGTGCAATTTTAATTTGCGTTGTGTATCTGGATCTGGAATATCAATTAAATATTGATAATCTTCTCTTATTGCTATATACTCCCAAGCTACAGCTAAACAACGAACCCAAGCGCCAAAAACGCGATCGTTATGATCTCGATGTTTTAACACACCCGACGAATCACACTCAAATTTAAGTTTTAATTCACCCGTAAGCCTTGTAAGTGCTTTAGCGTAACCTTTTGTACCAACTTTATTGATAAACTCGCTCTGAGTATCAATATTATTGACCCAGCAATAATCTTCATGCTCCAAAAAATCTGTGTATTGTTTTAATTTTCCGGGTGTACAAGTTGACTTGATTTCATCTAAAAACTTATCAAGCGAGATTCTCGCTTGATAAATGTGTTCAAAAAATAAATCATTGCGCTTGCCTATCTTTAAAGCATTTTTATCGGATTCTACTGTGTGGTTATGATAACCAAACCCCTGATGTTGTTTACCTGCATTTGGTGAACGTTTCGCGGTCAATTGCTCAATAGCAGCCAGATCCAAAACCTTCGCACCCGCACGTTTAGCCACAGCAGCACGGCGAGCTAATTTTGCCTGTTTGCGGCTCTGTGCCGGATCGTCAGTGACAAGGCAGTCTAAACCGTTTCGCCTAAATGCCATCAGTTCGGCCTTAGCCGATTCGTCACCCTCTGCCGCTTCCTCTCTGAGCATTTTTAAATAGACCGGGAACTCCCAGCGACCCCCGCAAGCTGCCTGCTGCCAGTTTATCCAGTCCTGAGTGCCGCGAGGTGGTTCCGGTGCGATTGTATGTTCAGGCTCTAATAAGTCGCTTAAAGCTGTTGTTTGAGCGTTCTGTTGCTTGATCTGTTCTAATTCCTCAGCTATGTCTGAAGGCAGCGGATCGCCCACTTTATAATCGGCCGGCAAACCGAGGATCTCGTTCGCCCATTCCTGCTCGGTTTGACCTTTGGGGGTCGCGTTGCCTTCCTGTATAACTAACTGCTGCACTAGATTTTGCACCATTTCTTTAACCTTCCCTAGAAACTGTACGGGGACTCTGATCGGCTGAGTTGGTAATCCCCAAGTAGAAGGGTAGGGGGTCAGGTTTTGTAATGATGCCGCTGCTACTGTCATGGGGATTTTACCTTAAGACTCAAACACAAACATCTGATTATGGTACTCGGGCAACTGTACAGGGTCAAGCTCATCAACTAGAATCGCGTGTACAGTGGATTTTAGCCGGGTTAAAACTTTTTACAATTTTGTCCAGATGGGTTAAGATAGGGTGGTATAGTGTAGCAGTCCCACAAACCACCAAACAAAATGTCAAACATTCTAGGTTCGATTACAGCTAAAGCCATCAAAGCGGCCCGCATTCTAGATAAAAACGGCAAAAAAACTAGCGAGTATTTAATTTTTCGGCGATTGAGCGAGTCAGAATGGGGTGTAGGTATTTACAAAACTTGGGCTGATGAACATTACCAACGCGAAACGTTTAACACCTATGAGGAAGCACATCTGAGGTATCAAAAACGAGCGCGAATCGATTTGGAGTTTACAAAATATTTTCACCGACGCGATAATGGCAATTGCGGTTCAATCTTTACGGTATATGAGGACGCTCTCGCAAGTTACATTAATCATGTCTGTGCAAAAGGCGAATCAATAGCCAACTTTGAGCGCGATTATAGGGGGTCTTACAGTTCGATAGCCGATTTTGTACACTTGCAACTTACTTTGTTGTTAGAAAACACAGCACTAAGCCAGACAGGCATACAGCCTTACCATTTTAACAAAGATGCGATTATTCTTGAATGGTTCCATACTGCCGAGGCTAAATACATCGGTGTTAGTGGCATTAAACCAGGATATAGCGGTAAAATCGATTTTCATATATTTGAATATGTCCCACCGCCTAAAGCCTCAACAAATTAGCCAATAGCCAACGATGAAGCTAAGCCCCGCAAGGGGTTTTTTGATGGCTAAAAAACTTTTTTAAAATTTGTCCAGATAAGTTAAGATAAGGTGGTATAATGTAACAATCCCACAAATTAACTACCATGTCACACCTGCAACACTACAAACAAGCTATCGGACTTATTGCCTCAGCAATTGCTCATAGAAACGGTTTCGCCTTCACGCACGAGACTATTTATTTGCACGTTGATGCAACCGCAGATTGTTACCACCCGCTCGCTAAATTGCATTTAGAGGATGCTCGGTTAGCTCTTGACACTTTGGATCGGTTTCTTACCGAATACGGACTCTGTTTTGACGATCTCAGGGTTGGGCAAAATAACTCGCTGTTGTTTCGCGATCTTTACCCCACGGACGATCGAGGTTTTGCGCCGGAGTGCGCTGGCTATACTCCTGCTGACCCTGAGCCGGAATATCCAACACTCAGCACGATCAGGGGTTGGGCTGCACAATTGGCTAAGCATTTAACCTCAAAAGAACCCGATTTGCATTATGCGCTAAGTTGCTATAAAAGCACTGAGCAACTGCGAGACTTTTATGAGCATCTACTTACCCGCGATGGCACAGATATTAAATCATTGCACGAAGGGGTGCAGCGACAATTAAGGGAAGGTACAACAGCCCAGTTACTTAATAACATTATCGACATTTTACAGAATGACGAGCGGGCTGTTGAATTGCACGATCAGTTGATGTCATTACCAAAATGGCCCGCACCTACACCCGCACAAAATATCAGCACTGCTGAGCTTGTAAACAAGAATCAAAAACCTGCATATCAAGTCAAGCCAGTTGCCGAAGGTCAGCCAACTTTAATCGAGTTATTTTTTGATAACAATAATATCTGTTTGGGCGGTCAAGCCTTTCGGTGGTGTAGATCAGATTATCAGGGAATGTACGCTTACAAATTCACGGCAAGGTTAATTAAAACTTTCGATCCGGTAGGTAAATCGATTGACGAATTAGGCGAGGTCGATCATCTTTTGGCAAATGCTGACTACAAACATTTTGACAGGACTCCTAAGTATACAAATCACAAAAAACTGACAAAAGGCGAGCGCGATTCAATGGTTTATTTTACCGGGCGAGAGATTGAATTCGAGCGGTTTGTAACCATCAAGCAGGAGCTAGAAACAATCAACATTCGAGTAGGTACGTTGATTAGCAGCCAGTCAGATATTAAAAGCTGGAATGTTACAGGGGGTGAGATAGGCAAACCGCGCAAAGATAAGGCCGCGCTGTTTTGGACTCCCTCGAACGGTTGGGAGATCGATTGTCGGCAAGGGCAAGAAAGTTTAACAGGAGTGTTTGAGGATTGGAATTTGATCCAACACCTAGCCGAAAACAACATCAAAGCTAACAACGTTTTGGCCAGTGATTGGCATGACGAGCGGGACGAGAAAGCCGAGGCTGAGGCCGTCGAGTTACAGCGTCAGGAAAAACAAACCACTACCCGCAGGACACAATCAAACTTAGGTGCTGAATGGATCGACGCACCAACCAAAAGAAGATTGAGCTAGTCTCAAGCATGATCCAAATCTAGACAGCGCCCTCCTTGCGATATGGGGGGGTGTTTTTTTGTG